AAGCCTATGAAGAACACACAGAAAGAGATGGGTGTCATTTCTAATCTGATTACTGACATGACTTTGAAGGGTGCCACACAGGATGAACTTGCAAGAGCGGTTCGCCATAGCATGGTGGTTATTGATGCTGAAAAGCACAAGCTGGACTATAAACAGAGCGAGATTGACAATGGCATCAGCTCTTTGAAAAAGAAGTATCAAGGCACGGTTGATGAGGATGGAAGATACCATGAGGGCGCTTCAACTCTGATTTCCCGTGCTAAATCTGAAACTTCGGTCACCAAGAGACAAGGCAGTCCCAAAATCGACGAAAAGACAGGCGAATACATATGGAAAGATGTAGATGACCCTGTTTATGTCGACAAGCGGACTGGTAAAGTCAAAGAGCGTACGCAGCCGAGCACTAAGATGGCTGAGGCAAAGGATGCCTATACCCTGGTCTCTGAAGCTGATACCCCTGTGGAGCGCGCTTATGCAAGCTATGCCAATAAGATGAAAGCCCTGGGTAATCAGGCCCGTCTTGAGATTCTCTCCACCGGAAAAGTACCCTACTCCGCCACTGCAAAAGAGGCCTATCAAGCTGAAGTTGACTCTTTGAATGCTAAGCTTAATGTAGCTTTGAAGAATGCGCCAAGAGAAAGACAGGCTCAGACTATGGCTAATGCGGTAGTAGCTGCTAAAAAACAGGACAACCCGGATATGACAAAGGGCGAACTCAAGAAAGCAAGCCAGCAGGCACTTACTCAAGCTCGTGCCTCTGTTGGTGCAAAGCGAGAGACCATCAAGATCACAGACCGTGAATGGGAAGCAATTCAGGCTGGTGCTATCAGTGAAAATAAGCTTACCCAAATCATTGACAATGTGGACATTGACAGTCTTAGACAGCGCGCAACACCGAGAGCAACAACTACTCTCAGCACTGCAAAGCAGAATAAGATTGCTTCGATGAATGCTTCTGGCTACAGTACATCAGAAATTGCTGAAGCTCTTGGCATTTCTACAAGCACAGTGTCAAATTACTTGAATTGAAAGGAGTGACTGGCATGAATGGTTCTTGTGCCCTTACCACATTTGACAACCCTTACAATCCATTTGAACAGTTCTCCGATTGGTTCCTGTTTGATGTGGAAAAGGGTTACAACACTTGCGCTTATCTCGATCGAATTGCTCACACTTCTGACCAATTCTCTGAAGAAGAGAACAATCAAGAGATTGAAAGAGCGATTGACGAGATCATTCGTTATGACTTCATGAATATTTACAAGAAAGTGAAGAGAACGAAGACAACAAAAGCAGATAAGGCTTGAACTATAGGTTGAGGTCTAATGCTCTTTGAATAAAATTTTTGTTTTCTTTTCTGAAAATATTTGAATTTGAAGTCAATACAAACAAATTATCACTTGATCTGCACTGCTGCCGCAGGGCTTAAAGGCATGGGGAGGGGGTCTCCAAAATTGCACCCCCTACTCCATCGCGGCGGTCTTAAAAAAATCTCCGGAGGGATATTTTGGGAATGGGGCTTACCCCCCTCGGGTGCAGTATTTGAAAGAACTTACAGGGTTGAAGCATTTTCCATAAAGTGTGAACATCTCCTTTCATGTTTCTTTTCTCCTTTCGGTGATTGGTGGAAATTCAGCCCTGTAAGTTCTTTCAAATACTGCACCTATTCTCACCTAAAAGAGTATCAGTTTGGACGGAAAGTGCAGCACAAGTATGCGGATATGGCGGAATTGGCAGACGCAATAGACTCAGAATTTATTGGAGGTAACTCCGTGCAGGTTCAACTCCTGTTATCCGCACCAAATTTTTAAGAGAGGAGGCAGTGCTAATGCCCAAAGGTAAAGCTGCAAGCTCTTCCGACTCAAATAGCCCATTGAGACCACCGACATCTCTCGAAGCGCAAGAGAACTTAATGATTTCTTTGGCGGTTCAATGTGCTGAAAAGCAGCTCAGAGACGGAACTGCTTCTTCTCAGGTCATAACGCATTATTTGAAACTCGGTTCCAGTAAGGAACGAATCGAAAAGGAGATTCTGGAGAAGCAGAAAGAGCTTATTGAAGCGAAGACCAAGAATCTAAATTCCAATAGTGAAGCCAAAGAGTTGTACAACAAGGCTCTTGAAGCGTTTAGGAGATATTCAGGTGCAGGCGGTGATGACGATGAGTATTAAAACATATTCCGAACTAATTACACTGCCGACATTTGAAGAACGGTTTTGCTATTTGAAACTCGATGGCTCTGTTGGAAAAGAGACTTTCGGTTTTAAGCGCTGGCTGAACCAAGAGTTCTATCATTCAGACAAGTGGTTAAGATTCAGAGATGAAATTATCATTCGTGATGAAGGTTGCGATCTCGGAGTACCGGGTTATGAAATCTTTGGCTCAATATTGGTTCATCATCTGAACCCAATCACTTATGAAGACCTGTTGAATCAGAGCCCATGCGTCTTCGATCCGGAGAATGTAATATGCACAAAGTTGAATACGCATAATGCTATTCACTATGGCGATGAGAGTTTGTTACTTCTCCCTCCAGTACAGCGCACACAAAACGATACATGCCTTTGGCGAAAATAATGAAAGGAGAAACACCCAATGGAAAATAAAATCTATGAAAATTCCATTCTTGATGAACAGACCGAAAACATCAAGGAGCAGGAAGTTGGGCTTTGCGAAGATGCGGCTCGGAATGTGATCGGTGTTGTTACTGATTGCCTGAAGCTGAACATTCGTGAAAAGCCGAGTAAGGATTCCAAAGTAGTAACGGTTGTGACCTGTCTTGACGAATTGGAAATTGACATGGGCGATTCCAATGATGATTGGTACGCCGTCTGTACTGCTACCGGTATCGAAGGATTCTGCATGAAGAAATTTGTAGCCGTCAGGCAGTAAGGAGAAAACGATATGGACAGTATACTGACATCGATTAAAAAGCTGCTCGGAATTGCTGAAGAGTATGAGCACTTTGACCCGGACATCGTCATGTACATCAATTCGGCTTTCTCGGTCTTGACGCAGCTCGGTGTTGGTCCCGAAGAAGGATTCCGTATCGAAGATGCAAGTAAGACCTGGTCTGAATTCCTGTACGATGATCCTCGTCTTGAATTTGCAAAAACCTTTATCTACCTGAAGGTAAGACTGGCGTTCGACCCGCCGTTGAGTTCAGCTGTGATGGAGGCAATCAACCGGCAAATCAGCGAACTTGAATGGCGCATCAATGTGACAGTCGACCCTGATTAAAAAACGAGAGGAGGATTTCAAAATGGATAATACAACACTCGCCCATCACGGTATCATCGGCATGAAATGGGGAGTCCGGCGCTATCAGAACAAAGATGGCAGCCTGACGAATGCAGGTCAAAAAAGATACAACAGTGATAATACCAAGCAGCTTGAAAAAGAGTACGGAAAACTCGAAGATCAAATGACATACGGAAAAAATGCAAATGCTAAGAAAAATGCGGCATTGATGAAGCGTATGTCTGAGATTGAAAAAGAAATGTCGGCTAAGTCAAAAGAAGCCCCTGCTCATGAGGATTATACTAAAGCTCATGACAGTAAGAGTGTTAAGTCTATGAGCGATGCAGAGCTTCGTAACCGACTGAATCGTCTTCAGATGGAGAAGCAGTACAGTCAATTGTCTTCGACTGATGTGAATCGTGGAAAGGAATATGTATCAAAAACTCTGAAAGTTGCCGGAACAATTGCAACCGCTACTTCGACCGCCTTAACCATTTACAATAACTACGGCAAGATCAAAGAAATTGTAAACGGTATGGCTAAGAAAGCTGGCTAAGGAGGTACTTATGGCATTATCAAACACTGCCGTTCCCAAGTATTATGGCATGTTTCGTGATGCCGTGATTCGAGGGGAAATCCCAGTCTGCAAAGAGATCTCTATGGAAATGAACCGTATCGATGATCTCATCGCTAATCCGGGTGTGTACTATGATGACCAAGCTGTTGAGGGATGGATCGCTTATTGTGAGTCCGAACTTACTCTAACAGATGGCTCTGACCTCAGCTTATTGGATAGCTTCAAACTTTGGGGTGAACAGATCTTTGGTTGGTACTATTTTGTTGAGCGAAGCGTGTATCAACCGAATCCAGATGGTCACGGTGGGCACTATGTTCGCAAGAATGTGAAAAAAAGGCTGATTAACAAACAGTATTTGATCGTTGCACGAGGCGCCGCTAAATCAATGTACGGCTCAACCTTGCAGGGTTACTTTCTGAACGTTGATACCTCTACTACTCATCAGATCACCACCGCCCCCACAATGAAGCAAGCGGAGGAGGTCATGTCCCCTCTTCGCACCGCTATCACCCGTTCAAGAGGACCGCTGTTTCAGTTCCTGACAGAAGGCTCTTTACAAAACACAACTGGTTCCAAAGCGAATCGCACAAAGTTAGCCTCTACAAAAAAGGGCGTTGAAAACTTCCTGACGGGTTCGCTTCTTGAGGTCAGACCCATGAGCATCAATAAACTCCAGGGTTTACAGATCAAGGTTGCAACCGTTGATGAGTGGCTTTCCGGTGACATTCGAGAGGACGTTATCGGTGCTATTGAGCAGGGTGCATCCAAGGTGAATGACTATATCATTGTTGCAATCAGCTCGGAAGGTACGGTTCGTAACGGAAGCGGCGACACCATCAAAATGGAGTTGATGGACATCCTTAAGGGTGACTACATCAATCCCCATGTTTCCATTTGGTGGTATAAGCTTGATTCAATTGATGAAGTCGGAGACCCGGAAATGTGGCTTAAGGCTAATCCGAATCTCGGAAAAACTGTAAGCTATGAAACTTATCAGCTTGATGTTGAACGAGCTGAAAAAGCTCCAGCTGCCCGAAACGATATCCTTGCAAAGAGATTTGGACTGCCTATGGAGGGCTATACCTATTACTTCACTTATGAAGAAACTCTTCCGCATCGAAAGAGGGACTACTGGCAGATGCCTTGTTCTCTCGGTGCAGACTTATCGCAGGGCGATGACTTCTGCGCATTTACATTCTTGTTTCCTCTGCCAAATGGTTCTTTCGGCATCAAGACACGAAACTATATTACCTCTACAACTTTAATGAAGCTGCCTGCTGCTATGAGGATCAAATACGATCAATTCATGGCGGAGGGCAGTTTAATTGTTTTAGAGGGTGCTGTACTTAATATGATGGATGTCTATGAAGATTTGGATAACCATATTCAGGAGTGCGGATATGATGTTCGATGTCTTGGATTTGACCCTTATAACGCAAAAGAATTTGTAGCGAGATGGGAATCTGAAAACGGTCCGTTTGGAATTGAGAAGGTTATCCAAGGCGCTAAAACTGAGTCGGTTCCACTTGGAGAACTGAAAAAGCTTTCTGAAGAAAGAATGCTTATCTTCGACGAGGACCTTATGACCTTCGCTATGGGTAACTGCATTACCCTTGAAGATACAAATGGAAACCGTAAACTTTTGAAGAAGCGATACGAGCAGAAAATCGATGCTGTTGCGGCAATGATGGACGCTTATATTGCTTATAAACTCAATCGAGATGCATTTGAATAAGGAGGTGGTCAAGTTGGATGAGATGTATCATCACGGTATCATCGGCATGAAATGGGGCGTTCGTCGTTTCCAGAACAAAGACGGAACTTTGACCGCCGCAGGTCAAAAGCGTTTGGAAAAGAAAGATGCAAAGTGGGCTCATAAAAACCACGACAAAATTGTATCCAAAGCCCGCAAAGATGTTTCCAAAGAACTCGATCAGTACGCCAATCAACTATTAAAAAATCCTTCTTCCATGACATCGAAAGGTAAAATCAGCTCCTCGGCTATCAATTCCTATAACCGGAAAATGGCTGAGTTGATGAATGAGTCCGTTAAAAATGTTACCGCACCTTCAGGGCGTGTCGTTCAATTCGTTGCGAAACGAGGCGAAGTCGGTGTACATATGGCTCTGGCTGACAGAGGCTATGATATGCAACAGCTTAAGAATGGTATCTGGGCTTCCGGTCGAGTTGCCTATAAGAAGAAAAATGTTGATATGGTTTAAGGAGGTGATGATTCAAAATGGAGATGTCTTTTGGTTCCAGACTAAAACATGCTTGGAATGCATTTACCGGTAATATTCAAATGAACTACCGGGACTTAGGTATGAGTTACTCATATCGAGCTGACAGACCAAGAATGTCCAGAGGCAACGAAAGGTCAATCGTTACATCGGTGTATAACCGAATTGCACTTGATGTTGCAGCACTGAATGTTCAGCATGTCCGTCTGGATGAAAATGGGCGTTTTCTTTCGGTCATCGATGACGGATTGAATAATTGCCTCACTCTGGAAGCTAATGTCGATCAGACAGCACGTTCGTTCATTCAAGATGTAGTTATTTCTATGTTTGATGAAGGAAGCGTAGCAATCGTTCCGGTCGATACAACGACTGACCCGAATGTGTCCGGTTCGTATGACATTCAGTCTTTGCGTGTCGGACAGATTTTGGATTGGTATCCGCAATATATTCGTACTCGTGTGTACAACGAACAGACGGGCAGAAAAGAAGATATTGTAGTGCCAAAAAGTGCAGTGGCTATCATTGAGAATCCGCTGTACGCAGTTATCAATGAACCGAACTCAACTATGCAGCGGCTCATTCGTAAACTTAACCTACTTGATGTCATTGATGAACAAAGTGGATCTGGAAAACTCGATTTGATTATTCAGCTCCCCTATGTTATCAAGACTGAAGCAAGGCGTCAACAGGCCGAAAATCGGCGTAAAGATATAGAAAGTCAGTTGTCGGGTTCTAAGTATGGTATTGCTTATACCGATGGTACCGAGCATATCACACAGTTGAATCGTTCCGTGAACAACAACCTGATGTCCCAGATTGAATACTTGACGAGTATGCTATACAGCCAGTTGGGAATCACTCAGAGCATTTTGGATGGAACAGCGGACGAGAAGACAATGCTGAACTACAACAACCGGACAATCGAGCCGATCATTTCCGCTATTGTTGATGAGATGAAACGAAAGTTTCTGACCAAAACTGCCCGATCACAACGACAGTCGATTTCGTTCTTCAGAGATCCGTTTAAGTTGGTTCCTGTTAATGAAATCGCTGAAATTGCTGACAAATTCACGAGAAATGAAATCATGACTTCGAATGAAATTCGTCAGGTCGTTGGTATGAAACCTTCTGATGACCCAAGAGCAGACGAACTCAGGAATAAGAATCTGAGTGAACCGTCCGGCTCCGATCAGCAGTCGGAAGAAGCACCAATCACCACAGACAATTCAGTTGAAGAGTCAGCAAGTGATTTGGACGACAAAATCTCTAAGCAAAAATCGAAAAAGTAAGGAGGAAATTCAAAATGAGTAGACCTTTTTCGGTTGAGGCTTGTGATTTCAGCGGCTGGGCAACCCGAAATGACCTTAAGTGTTCCGATGGGCGAGTAATTCGTCGGGACGCCTTTAAGAATAACGACGGTATTAAAGTCCCGCTGGTCTGGAATCATCAGCACAACAGTCCTCGTGATGTTCTCGGTCATGCATGGCTTGAGAACCGTGAGGAAGGTGTTTACACCTATGGCTTCCTCAATGACACCGCTGACGGTGAAATTGCGAAAGTCCTTATCAAGCATGGTGACATTTGCGCTCTGTCCATTTACGCCAATCAACTTCAGCAGGCTGGTCCTGATGTACTGCATGGTTGTATTTGTGAGGTGAGTCTTGTGCATAAGGGTGCTAATCCTGGTGCATTTATTGACTCTATGCTGAAGCATGGTGAAATGTCCGATGATGAAGCTATCATCTATACCGGAATGCCTCTTTGCCTTTCCCATTCTGCCGAGTCTAAGGATGAGCAGAAAGAGGAGGAAAAGAAGGAGAATACCAAAGAGGACAAGCCTGCCGAAAGCAAGGAAGAGAAGAAGGACGATGAAGAGACGGTTGCTGATGTAATCGACTCTATGTCCGAAAAGCAGCAGAACGTCATGTATGCACTTATTGCACAGGCTCTCGAAGGTGAACCCGAAAAGGAATCCAAAGATGATTCCGATAACAAATCTGAATCCAATAAGGAGGATAACACAATGAAACATAATGTCTTTGACAACGATCAGCAGAAGAAGACCGAGGTTCTGTCTCACGCTGACCAGGCAAGCATCATTTCCATGGCTAAGTCCAACAGCGTCGGCAGTCTTCGTACTGCTATGGATATCTATGTGGAGCAGAATCCTGACAGCGTTCTGGCTCACGGCATCGATGGTATCGAAACTCTGTTTCCTGAGTACAAAGATGTCCGTCCCGGTGCTCCTGAACTGCTCACTACTGACCAGGGTTGGGTAAACGAGGTTCTGAAGAAGGTTCACAAGAGCCCTATCTCCCGTATCCGTACCCGCCAGGCTGACCTGCGTAACATCGAGGCTCTCCGTGCCAAGGGTTACAAGAAGGGCACTCAGAAGGGTTATGTCGGCAACATCCAGCTTCTCCACAGAACTACCGATCCTCAGACCGTATATGTGAAGAGCAAGCTTGACCGTGACGACATCATCGATATTCAGGACTTTGATGTGGTGCAGTACCTGTACGGCATCGACCGTATGAATCTGAACGAGGAGCTGGCAACGGCTATCATGATCGGCGATGGTCGTGAGGTTGGTGCTGACGGTAAGATTGCTGAGGATAAGATCCGCCCGATCTGGCTGGATGACGAGCTGTACACCATTCATTCTGATGTCGACATTGCCGGCATGAAGAGCACGCTTCAGGGCACCAACACTTCCGCTAATTTCGGCGAGAATTACATTTATGCAGAAGCCGTGATCCAGTCTCTGTTGTACGCTCGTGAGAAGTATAAGGGCTCTGGCACTCCCGACTTCTACTGCACGCCTCATCTTGTCAATGTCATGCTGCTTGCCCGTGACCTGAATGGTCGCCGCATCTATGACAAGGTCAGTGATCTGGCTGCGGCTCTGAATGTCGGTCAGATCATTACGGCGGAGCAGTTCGAGGGTAAGACTCGTACTACTACGGACAGCAAGACCAAGAAGCTTCTGGGTCTTATGGTCAACCTGGCTGACTATTCTCTGGGCGCTACCAAGGGCGGTGAAATCACTCACTTCACTGATTTCGACATCGACTTCAACCAGGAGAAGAGCCTGCTGGAGACTCGTTGCTCCGGTGCTAACACTCGTGTTATGTCCGCTATTGCTCTGGAAGAGGATGTCACTGACCGCCCTTAACGAGTCTCACGGTTGAACCTGCGGACGGTGAGACGGAATTGCTCGATAAAACCGCAGCAGATTTGCAGGAGAATGTTGCAATCTCCGGTAGAGAAATTACCGGTACGCTGAAGCTGGTCACCGATTACACGGGATTCAGCAGTGCGACCGATGAGCAGAGTGGTAACTATCTCGCTCTGCATGTAACTCAGGAACCGGAAGATGCAACGGTTACAGTGGAACTGATTGGCGGTAAGAATGGAGCAGTCGAACTGGACGACGATGGTTTGATTGTGCTGAAGATCGCCGATACGGCAAAGCAGTCGGTAAAGGTTACTGTCACCTATGGTGAAGATACCGCCACAAAGACTTATAGTCTTAAGGGACTGACCTTGGCGACTGAGTAAGGAGTGAAAATTCAAAATGGCTAAATTTTATGGAGTAATTGGCTACGCTGTAACAGAAGAGACTAAGCCGGGCGTTTGGACAGAGAAAATCATCGAGCGTATGTACTATGGTGATTTAACTCGTAACACTCGTAGGCTTCAGTCTGCGGAACAACTCAACGACAACATCAATGTTGCGAATGAGATCAGTATCGTAGCCGATCCATTTGCCAATGAGAATTTTCATTCGATGAGGTATGTTGAGTTTATGGGTGCTAAATGGAAGGTGACAAGCGTTGAAGTTCAGTACCCAAGACTTATACTGACTGTGGGAGGTGTATACAATGGCGAGCAGGCTTGATCTGCAAACTTTCCTGGAAGAACTCCTTGAAAGCAAAAATGTGTATTTTCAACCTCCTGAGTCGGTAAAAATGAAATACCCCGCTATCGTTTATGCACTTGATGACATCGAAAATGTGCACGCCGATAACGGGGTTTATTCATCTCACAGACATTATTCGGTCACAGTCATTGACTCTGATCCGGATAGTGAGCTTGTCGGTAAGGTGGTTGCTATACCTACCTGCCGATTCGAACGATATTATACAAGCGAGAATCTGAATCACTGGAATTTCTCGCTCTATTTCTGATAAGGAGGAATATCTTTATGTCCAAAATCATTTGGGATAAAACTGGTGAACGCCTGTATGAAACTGGCTGTGACCATGGCGTTCTCTATCCGATGCAGCCCGGCGGCGTTTACAACAAGGGCGTTGCATGGAATGGTCTGACTGCCGTTACCGAGAGTCCTTCCGGTGCTGAGGCTTCCCCGATTTACGCCGATAACATCAAGTATGTGAACCTGGTTTCCAACGAGGAGTTCGGCGCTACCATCGAGGCATATATGTACCCCGATGAGTTTGCTGAGTGCGATGGTTCTGTTGAGATCATGCCTGGTATGTATGCCGGTCAGCAGTCTCGTAAGACTTTCGGTTTGGCATATCGCACCATTCTGGGCAATGATACCGATCTGAACGATTACGGCTACAAGCTGCATCTGGTCTACGGCTGTCTGGCTGCTCCTTCCGAGAAGGGTTACAGTACGGTCAACGACAGCCCTGAGGCGGCTACTCTGTCCTGGGAGATCAGCACTACTCCTGTCTCCATCAACAAGCTGGTCAACGGTAAGAAGCTGAAGCCGACTGCTACGCTGACCTTTGACTCCACTAAGTTCAGTGCCGAGTTCATGACCCAGCTGGAAGAAATCCTGTATGGTAAGGACCCGACTACCACTGGCGGTAACGATGGTGTCGAGCCTCGCCTGCCTCTGCCCGATGAGATTATTGAACTGTTCGATAAGACTCAGAATCCGGAGGGCTAATCTCTAAAATCATGGAGCCGTATTCAGGTAAGCTGGCGGCTCCAACTTTTTTAATTTGAAAGGAGAAAATTTCAATGACTAAGGAAACTATCACTTATACCGATCTGAACGGTGTTCAGAGAACCGAAGATTTTTACTTCGACCTGTCTAAGCCTGAAATCGTAAAGATGCAGGCGAGCGCTAAAGGTGGCTACGATGTTCAGCTCAAGAGTATCGCTGCCAGTCCGAATGGTGCGCTTATTATGGAGTTCTTCGAGAACTTTATTAAGACCGCTTATGGCGAGAAGAGTGATGATGGCAGACGCTTCATGAAGTCTGAGGAAATTTCCAGAGGCTTTATGGAAACTCCCGCTTATGAGGTCCTGTTTGAGAAGCTTGTCACCGATGCCGGCGCTGCATCCGAATTTGTCAACCGTGTGATGCGTGCCAACGGCAATAAGCAGGCTGCGCCCATCGCATCTAATTAAAGAAAGCTCGGAGGGCTAAGGAATGCTGAAAATTACTGTGCCGGCTGCCGAGTTTTGGGATGAAATTCATGAAGAATTTGTCTACAAGAAAGAGCAGGCTTTGCAGTTGGAGCATTCCTTAGTCTCTCTTTCAAAATGGGAAAGCAAATGGAATAAGGCATTTCTCGGAAAACAAGAAAAAACCGATGAGGAAATTCTTGATTATGTACGATGTATGACCTTAACCCAGAATGTCGATCCCGAAGTATATACTCGGCTGTCTGCTGAAAACTACGCCGCCATCAATGCGTACATCGAAGCACCTATGACTGCTACTTGCCTTATCGAGGACAAGCAGACAAGAGGTAATAAAGAAACGGTTACATCTGAGCTTATTTACTACTGGATGATTTCCTATAACATCCCTGTGGAGTTTCAAAAATGGCATTTGAACAGACTGCTGACCCTCATACGGGTATGTAATGTCAAGAACTCTCCGCCTAAGCGAAGAAGTAAGCGTGAAATGTGGAATCGGAACGCAGCTATCAACGCTGCCAATCGAAAACGCTTTGGCTCTAAGGGGTGATTGAATGAACAGACGATGCCGAAAATGCCTGTTAAGGCGAGTTTGCCATAAAAAGCAGCCTTACAATAACTGGCTTAAAACTTTTACCAAAAAAGCAGTAGCAATCATTCTGGTGGTTTCTCTGGTTGATTTGCAACTGTCTTATGTGCTTGCATTTATGGGGCAAGTACAAATTGCGGAATCGCTTTCCAGCACAATAGCGTCGACCGTTGTCGGGGTTATGCTTGGCTACTTCTTCAAAGCCCTTTTCGAAACATTCTTCGAAAGGCGTGAAGAACGGCTCAAGCAGGAAAGTGAACCGGAAGAAAATACGAATTATGAGGAGGTTTAGTTATGCCTATCAGTTTTTTGACTACAGCACTGTTGATCGTATCCGTCATCACGAATCTGACAGTGGAGGGCATTAAGAAGCTGCTTGACGGAACGAAGGTCAAGTATTCTTCTAATGTTCTTGCGGCAGTTTTGTCCGTCCTGATCGCCTGTGCTGTTAGCGTGATTTACCTTATTATGACTGACACGATCTTTACTATGAAGATTGGGGTTGAGATCGTCGTTCTGATGTATCTGGGCTTCCTGATCTCTACGGTCGGTTATGACAAGGTTATTCAGATGCTGAAACAGATCCAGAGCGTGAAGGAGGAAACGAAAAATGAGTAACAGTCCTCTGGTATCTTATACCAAGTTAAGCCCTAATCATTCCGGGCAGAGAACCCATGTCGTTGACCGTATCACGCCTCATTGTGTGGTCGGTCAGTGCTCTGTAGAGACTTTGGGTAATATTTTTGCTCCGACTTCCCGACAGGCTTCCTGTCAGTATGGTATCGGCGTGGATGGTCGAGTGGGCATGTATGTGGAAGAAAAGAACCGTTCCTGGTGTTCTTCCTCTAATGCGAATGACCAGCGTGCGATCACAATCGAGTGTGCCAGCGATGCCACACATCCTTATGCATTCAACGACACTGTATATGCTAAACTGATCGAGCTTTGCACAGACATTTGCAAGCGTTACGGAAAAACAAAGCTGCTCTGGTTCGGCGATAAGACGAAGACTCTGAACTACGAGCCGGCTTCCAATGAAATGGTTCTGACCGTACATCGTTGGTTCGCCAACAAGAGTTGCCCTGGTGACTGGATGTATGCTCGAATGGGAGATCTTGCGTCCAAAGTTACGGCTAAGCTTGGAGGCTCTGCTGGCGGAACTGAGAAGCCTACCGATAATCAGGTGCTTTATCGGGTGCAGACAGGAGCTTTCAGCAACAAGGCGAACGCAGATGCAATGCTTCAGAAGGTGAAAGCCGCCGGTTTCGATACCTACATGGTTAAGGTCGATAACCTTTACAAGATTCAGGTCGGCGCATTCAGTAAGAAAGCAAATGCTGACGCTATGGCTGCAAAGCTGAAAGCTGCTGGTTTTGACACCTATATAACAACCAAAAGCGGGACGGCAGTCTCTGCATCTTCTGCAAAGAAAAGCACTGACCAGATTGCCCGTGAAGTAATTCAGGGTCTGTGGGGTAATGGTGCGGACAGGACTAATCGTCTGAAGGCAGCTGGTTACGATCCTTCCGTAATACAGAATCGGGTTAATCAGCTTCTTAAATAAGGAGGTCCGTGAATGATAAGGTTCAGTCACAAGGGAGACTTCTCTAAGGTTACACGCTTTTTGGAGAGGGCAAAAGAAGTGGTCCGTCTCGGAGACCTCGACAAGTATGGCCGAGAAGGGGTCGCTGCTCTTGCGTCTGCAACGCCTGTCGATTCCGGTTTGACCGCCAGTTCGTGGTATTACGAAATCGTAAACCGAAATGGATCTGCAAAGATCACTTTTTACAACTCAAATATTCAAAATGGGGTTCCGATAGCGATCATTCTGCAATATGGTCATGGAACTCGCAACGGAGGCTGGGTACAGGGTCGAGACTACATCAATCCTGCTATCCAGCCTATTTTTGACAAAATTGCAAATGAAGCATGGAAGGAGGTTACGAAGCTATGAGTAAAACAATCGACGAAAGAGTCGTAGAAATGCGGTTTGATAATAAGCAGTTTGAGAGCAATGTTCAAACCAGTTTGTCTACCATTGAAAAATTAAAGAAAAGTTTGGATATGGACGGCGCTACAAAAGGTCTTGAAAGCATTGACAGCGCTGCTAAGAAAGTCGATATGACTGGACTTGGTTCTGCGGTTGAAACGGTAAAGACTCGATTCTCGGCTTTGGAAATCATGGCCGTAACCGCCCTTGCAAACATCACCAACTCAGTTGTAAACACCGGTAAACAGATGCTCCGTTCCTTGACAATCGAACCCATTAGTCAGGGCTTTGAGGAATACGAGCTGAAGATGGGGTCAATTCAGACCATCATGATGAGCACCGGTGCCTCTCTTGAAGAAGTTAATAAGTATCTTCAGGAATTGAACACTTACTCGGATAAGACCATTTACTCCTTCCAGGATATGACTTCTAACATCGGTAAATTTACCAATGCTGGTGTCGGTCTTGAGGATGCAGTAATGGCTATTCAGGGTGTGTCGAATGTTGCCGCTGTGTCCGGTGCCAATGCAAATGAGGCATCTCGTGCCATGTATAACTTTGCGCAGGCACTGTCTGCCGGTTATGTTAAGCTGATCGACTGGAAATCAATTGAGAATGCTAATATGGCGACCGTTGAATTCAAGACTCAGCTTCTTGAGTCGGCTGTTGCCTGTGGCACCTTGACTAAAACTGCCGACGGCATGTATAAAACGGTTAAGGGTAATGTCATCGATGCTACACATGGCTTCAATGATTCTTTGCAGGATCAGTGGATGACCACGGAAGCTCTTGTCGGCACGCTTCGTAATTACGCCGATGAAACAACTGAAATTGGTGCGAAAGCATTTGCTGCTGCGCAGGATGTTAAAACATTTACCCAGTTAATGGATACCCTGAAGGAAGACGTAGGCTCCGGATGGGCAAATACATGGGAAATTCTGTTTGGTGATTTCGAGGAAGCCAAAGAACTTTGGACTGGACTCAGTCAGGTTATCGGTGGATTTATCGACGCCCAAGCAGATGCTCGCAATGAGATGTTGCAAGGGTGGAAAGATCTTGGCGGAAGAACCAAACTGATTGAGGCACTTAAAAATGCTTTTGAAGGTGTTCAGAGTGTTATCAAACCAATTTATGAGGCATTCCGTGAGATATTTCCTCCCACCACAGCCCAACAGCTTTATGATATTACTGAGAATTTGCGAAAATTCACAGCAAATTTGAAGCTCAGTGATACAGCTTCAGCTAATCTAAAATCCACTTTCAAAGGCTTGTTTGCGATCTTGGACATCGTTAAACAAGCCTTTTCTGCTATATTTACGGCAATTAAACCGTTGTTTGGCGGCTTTGGAACACTCGGAGATGGAATTCTTGGTTTCACTGGCGGGATTGGCGATGCTATTGTTGCGTTTGATGAGTTTATCAAAACCAGCGGAGCATTTCAGAAAGTTGGTGAGGGTATCGCTACGGTCATACAGACAATTATGACAGCTTTATCCACACTGAAGAACAAGTTCAAAGAAAAATTTGAATCCGCCAATTTCGAATTGTTTCATTCTCTGCTTGAGCGAATTCATGAGAGGATGACTCAAGTCGGAGAAGCAGCCGGTGAGATGAAATCTGGGGTTATCGTCGCCTTTGAGGTCATTGGTGAAGCTCTTGCTAATTGCCAATTTGTTCAGCTTCTCTCTGCTGTGTGGAACGCCGTTAAGACAATCGGAAGTGGCATCGTTAAAATCCTTGGCGAACTCGGCAGTTCTTTAGCAAAGAATCTCGGTGAAGCTAATTTCAGCGGAATTATTGATCTGCTGAATGGTATCTCGTTCGGTGCTATTGCTGTCGGTATCACAAAGTTTGTCGGCACCTTCCGAAAAGCCATTGAAGATATCGGCAGTTTCAAGGAATCTTTTATCGGAATTCTTGACAGTGTTCGAGGATGCTTTGAAGCTTACCAGACTCAGTTGCAGGCTGGTACATTGCTGAAGATCGCGTCGGCTATTGCTATTCTTACTGCATCTTTGATTGCGCTTAGTCTTGTGGACAGCGAAAAGCTGAATGTAGCCCTTGGAGCAATCACTGTGCTATTCGCTGAACTTCTTGCTTCGATGGCTGTATTCAACAAAATCAGCGGTCAGGCAACTGGTGTGATGAAGAGTGTAACTGCTATGCTCGGTATTGCTACGGCAGTGCTGATTTTGGCGAGTGCACTTAAAAAGATCGCAGATCTGGACACAAAACAGCTTACTACTGGTCTGATTGGCGTTGCAGGTTTGACGACTATGATGGTTGCCGCAGCCAAAGCTATGAGTTCCAACAGTAAAACCATCATCAAGGGTGCTACTCAAATGGTGATCTTTGCAGCCGCAATCAAGATTCTTGCTTCTGTTTGTGAGCAACTTGCTAAATTGGACTGGAACCAGCTTGCGAAAGGTCTTGTCGGCGTTGGTGTATTGCTTGCCGAGGTTTCTCTGTTCCTGAGAACCGCAAAATTCAGCGGTAAATCCATTACTACGGCTACAGGTATTGTAATTCTTTCAGCAGCAATCAAGGTGTTGGCCTCTGCCTGCAAAGATTTCGGCGAAATGAAATGGGAAGACATCGGTAAGGGGCTTGCATCTATTGCAGTGCTTCTTGCTGAGGTTACCGCTTTCACCAAGCTTACTGGTAACGCTAAACATGTAATCTCTACAGGTGTAGCGCTCATTGCTATCGGAGCAGCCATGAAGATATTCGCATCGGCTGTAAAAGACTTCTCTGGAATGCAGTGGGACGAAATTGCAAGAGGTCTTGTTGCTATGGCCGGGGCTTTGGCGGCGGTTACAATTGCTGTCAACTTCATGCCGAAAAACATGATCGGCATCGGCACTGGTCTTATTGCTGTCTCTGCGGCTTTGCTTATACTTGCCAATGCTCTTAACCAGATGGGTTCAATGTCTTGGGAGGAAATCGCCAAAGGTCTTATCACTCTGGGCGGCGCAATGGCCATTCTTGCAATCGGTCTGAATGCCATGACAGGCACTCTTGCAGGTTCTGCGGCGCTTCTTGTTGCTGCAAGTGCCCTCTTGGTGCTTACTCCGGTACTGGCTATTCTCGGCGCCATGAGTTGGAGTTCCATCGTGAAAGGTCTCGTTACCCTGGCAGGTGCATTTGCTATCCTCGGTGTTGCAGGTGCTGTATTGACTCCGTTGGTTCCTTCCATTCTCGCTTTGAGTGGCTCGCTGGCACTAATCGGGGTAGCAGTTGTCGGTATTGGTGCCGGGCTTGCTCTGGCAGGTGCCGGTTTGTCCGCCTTGGCAGTAGGCTTAACAGCTCTTGCTGCTGCGGGGACTGCCGGTGCTACAGCCATCGTCGCTTCTTTGACTGTTATCATCACTGGTGTCGCAGCCCTTATTCCTGCAATTGTAGCCAAGATCGGTGAGGCAATTGTCGAATTCTGCAAAGTTATCGCTGATAGTGCAGGAGCCATTGGTGAAGCAGTCAAGGCGGTTGTCCTTATGCTGGTGGATGTACTTGTTGAGTGCGTTCCCGCTATCGCTGATGGGGCATTGAAGCTCATTGCAGGTGTTCTTGAAGCGTTGGTAGAATATACCCCGTCTATCGTTGATTCCATCTTCCAATTCCTTATCGCAGTTCTTGAGGGCGTCGCTAAGAATCTTCCCAGTTTGATTCAGGCTGCGGTGGATGTATTGATGGCGTTCTTCTCAGGCATTGTGGATGCACTTAAGGGTATTGATACAGAAACTCTTCTTCAGGGAATTGCCGGTATTGGTCTGCTTGCAGCAATTATGGCTGCTTTGAGCGCAGTGGCTGCTCTGGTTCCAGGTGCAATGCTGGGTGTTCTCGGTATGGGTGCTGTCATCGCTGAGCTTGCTCTTGTACTTGCGGCGGTCGGTGCCCTGGCACAAATTCCTGGCTTGAACTGGCTTATCAATGAAGGCGGTAATCTGCTTCAGGGAATTGGCACGGCAATCGGTAAATTTGTTGGCGGTATCGTCGGCGGTTTTATGAGTGGCGTATCCAGTCAATTCCCGCAAATTGGTTCTGACCTTTCCGGGTTTATGACCAATGTCCAGCCGTTCCTTGACGGTGCAGCTTCCATAGATCCGGCTATGCTGGATGGTGTTAAGGCTCTTGCAGAAACGATTCTTATCCTGACAGCCGCAAATATTTTGGATGGACTGACCTCATGGTTCACCGGCGGAAGCTCACTCTCCGGCTTTGCTGAAGAGATGGTTCCGTTTGGAAAAGCTATGAAGCAATTTTCTGATGAAATCAGCGGTATTGATGGAGAAGCAGTTTCCAATGCTGCAATCGCAGGTAAGACTCTTGCAGAGATGGCTGATACACTTCCTAATACTGGCGGTGTCGTTGGTTTCTTTGCCGGAGAGAACGATATGAATGCCTTCGGTGAACAGCTTATTCCATTTGGTCGTGCCATGCGTAACTTTGCAAACGAAGTCGCCGGAATTGACGCCAGTGTTATTACTGAAGCAGCTACCGCTGGTAAGGCACTTGCAGAGATGGCAAGCACCGTTCCGAACAGCGGCGGCGTAGTTGGCTTCTTTGCTGGTGAAAACGATATGGATGACTTTGGCGAACAGCTTGTTCCTTTCGGCAGAGCAATGAAGGATTTCTCTGACGCTGTTTCCGGACTGAAAGCCGATGTCATTCAAAATAGCGTTACCGCAGGTCAGGCTTTGCTTGAGCTTGCGAATACGGTGCCGAATACTGGCGGTGTTGTATCCTGGTTTACGGGCGATAACGACCTTGTAACCTTCGGTGAACAGCTTGTCCCGTTTGGTACAGCGATGAAAAACTATTCTTTGGCTGTTACAGGATTGGATGCATCTGTCGTCACAAACTCCGCAAATGCAGCTAAAGCTCTGGTTGAGCTTTCAAACAATTTGCCGAATAGTGGCGGTATCGTATCCTGGTTTACGGGCGATAACGATATTGCAAGCTTCGGCGAGCAGCTGGTATCTTTCGGTCAGTCATTTGCTGCGTATTACAACAGCGTTAGCGGAGTGGATGTGGCTAAGTTAAGTGGTGTGGTTGTCGAGTTCAGAAATCTTGTGGATTTGGCAAACGGCATTAAGAGCGTTGATACAAGTGGAATGTCTACATTTGCTCAGAATCTTACGAATTTGGGTAATGCAGGCATTGACGGCTTTATCAATGCCTTTACAAATGCTAATTCCCGTGTGAGCACAGCCGCAAACACGATGGTCACTACATTTATCAATGCCGCCAAAGCACAGCAAGGAAATCTGACAAGCACTTTTACCACCATGATTAACGGTATTGTCACTGCTTTTACAAGCAAGTACAGTCAGTTCACAGTTATGGGGCAGACGATGATGACCAACTTTATCTCTGGTATTCGTACCGGCGACGCATCTGCGCGGTCAGCATTTGTCACAATCGTATCCGGTTGCCTGACCGCAATCCGAAATAAGTTCTACGAGTTTAACACCGTTGGACAGACTACGATGACAAATCTTATTGCCGGTATTCGAGCAAAGAACCAGCTTGCGAAAGACGCCTTTGTTCAGATCATTAACAGTTGTCTGACCGCAATCCGAAACAAATACACCGATTTCTATAACGCCGGTAAGTATCTCGTTGAAGGGTTTGCCGCTGGCATAACTGCCAACACATACATGGCTGAAGCGAGAGCAAGAGCTATGGCAAGAGCAGCGGCAGCGGCAGCAGAAGCGGAACTCGACATCAATTCGCCGTCTAAAGTTGGCTATCGAATTGGCGGATTCTTTGGTATGGGCTTTGTCAATTCCCTGATCGACTACGCCGATAAGTCTTACGATGCCGGTGCATCTGTTGCAAAGTCGGCTAAGGAAGGACTCCGCAACGCGGTTTCCAAGATTGGTGATTTTATCGAAAATGGAATTGACTCTCAACCGACGATTCGACCGCTGCTTGATCTGTCTGATGTAACGGAGGGTGCGGGCAGGTTGTCGGCACTTTTGAGTCGAAATCAGGCGATGAAGATCAGCGCCGGTATGGAGCGTGAGGGCGGCAGTGTCGTTCAAAATGGCGGTACTACACCGACCTCTGGAAACAACTACAATTTCACACAAAATAACTATTCGCCTAAGGCACTGTCGAGGATTGACATTTATCGTCAGACGAAGAACCAGTTCTCGGCGTTGAAAGGATTGGTGGAAACATGATTCACTCATTTGCTATCACCAATTACTTAGGTGATAGGATCAAACTTGACTTGAGGGAGCCTGAGGTTTCGGGCTTCCTCATCAAGTCTGTAACCGGCTTAGGTCCGGTCAAAGCAACTGTCAACACGACGGAAGTCGTCACTAATGACGGCTCTATGTTTAACTCCGCCAGATTGAGTCAGCGGAACATCGTTTTCCAAATCGTATTCGTTGACACAGTCTATGGAGAAACAATCGAGGATGTACGACAGAAATCCTACAAATACTTTCCGGCAAAGAAAAATGTTGAGATCATCATCGAAACCGATAACCGATATGTACGAACAAACGGTTATGTGGAATCGAATGAACCAAATATTTTTAGCTCACAGGAAGGGACATCAATCTCGATCATTTGCCCTGACCCGTTCTTCTATTCAGCCGGTGAGGATGGAAACAATGTAACGGATTTCTACAGTATTGACCCATTGTTCGAGTTTCCGTTCTCGAATGAGTCTCTGACGGAACCGCTGCTTGTATTTGGTGAAATCCAAATCAAGACGGAGGGTGTCATCACTTACTATGGCGATGCTGAAATCGGTGTAACAATCTACATCCATGCTATCGGACCGGCAAATAACATCAACATCTACAATACGGAAACCAGAGAAGTCATGAAGATCGATACTGGGAAGCTCCAAAAGCTGACTGGAAAGGGTATCGTTGCAAGTGATGATATCGTCATTAACACCTCAAAGGGCGATAAGAGCATTACTCTGATTCGTGAAGGCGTTTCGTACAACATCCTGAACTGTTTGGATAAGAATACCGACTGGTTTACCTTAGCAAAAGGCGATAACATTTTCGCCTTTACTGCGGATAGCGGTGTTACGAATCTTCAGTTCAGAATTGAAAACAAAGTAATCTATGAGGGGGTATAACTATGGAACTTTTGGTCTTAAACACCGACTTTGAGTCCATAGCCGTCATAGATACTTACGAATCCATGATATGGACTGACCGGTATAATTCGTATGGAGATTTCGAGATATTCTTCGCTATGGATACACAACTCTTGCAGTATTTGAAAGAGGATTACTATCTGTGGCTGAAGGATTCGGAGCACTGTATGATTATTGAGGACATCAAGATCAATGCCGACACAGAAGAAGGAAATCATCTTATCGTCACAGGCAGATCGTTGGAGTCTATTCTTGAACGCCGAATCATCTGGGGACAGCGAATCTTTAATGGAAATCTTCAAAATGGCATCCAGACGATGTTGAATGAGTGCATCATTTCACCGTCTATTGCCGATCGAAAGATTTCCAACTTTGTGTTCGTGCCTTCTACTGACCCTAAAATCACAAGTCTGAAAATCGACAACCAATACACAGGTGATTGTCTGTACGATGTCATCAAAGGGCTTTGCGAGGAAAACAATATAGGGTTCAAGATCATACTGACAGATGAAAATGAGTTTGCATTCAGTCTGTATGCCGGCGTTGATCGCTCTTATGAGCAGACAGAAAATCCGTATGTTGTTTTCTCTCCAAACTTTGAGAACATCATCAACAGCAACTACTATTCATCCAAAGCGAGTTTCCGAAATGTGACTCTGGTCGCAGGAGAAGGTGAAGGAGCATCAAGGCGAACTGCTATCGTTGGCTCAGCTTCAGGGCTTAACCGGCGTGAACTGTTCACAGATGCTCGTGACATCTCATCCGATACTGAGGACGGGGCACTTTCCGATGCAGAATATATGGCGCAGCTTCGGACAAAAGGTTTGAAGAATCTGGCAGACCATATTGTAACCACCGCATTCGAAGGAGAAGTTGAAGTTACTCGACTTTTCAAATACGGCGAGGACTTCTTTATCGGAGACATCGTTCAAATCGCCAATGAATATGGCAATGAGGGATCAGCTTACATTTCAGAGCTGGTCATCTCAAACAGTGAGGAAGGATTGTCAATTTATCCGACCTTCAAAACTATTTCAAAGTAAGGAGGGAGAAACTGAATGAGCGTATCAAGCGGATTTTTCAATTCACTTAACGGTGACCGCAAATACAACGCTGCACAGATGTCAGCTATCTTTGATGGACTCATCATCGATGGTGTATTTGCTTCTATCGGAACCGCTTTTGCTGTGAAGGCGGCAGGCGGTCTTACCGTGAATGTCGGTATCGGCAAAGCCTGGTTCGACCATACATGGACGGTCAACGACAGCATCCTGCCGATGACTGCCCCGGAAGCAGAAGTGCTTCTTGATCGCATCGATGCCGTGGTTCTGGAAGTAAACGGAATGGAATCGATTCGTGAGAACACCATCAAATTTGTCAAGGGTAATCCGTCCAGCGCGCCGTCGAGACCGATTTTGACGAACGAGGGAAATGTCCATCAGTACCCTCTCTGTTATATTTACAGAAAGTACGGCACTGCGGTCATTAACCAAGCTGACATTACCCCTATGGTTGGCACAGAATCTACTCCATTTGTAACTGGCATTCTTCAGACGATCAGTCTGGACGAGTTGCTTGGCAAATGGCAGGATGAGCTTGATCGGTTTACTGATGCACGATCTCAGGAAGTCGATGACTGGATTGCTCAGGAGGAAAGCGATTTCACGGCTTGGTTCAATAAAATGAAAGCGGACCTCCAACAGGAGCAGACCGTTCTTGACCAGTGGATCGCATCTGAACAGGCCGATTTCCTTGCCTGGTATAACCAGATGAAAGATCAGCTCAGCGGCGATGTCGCCGGTAATCTGCAACTTGAGATCGACAAGGAAGAGGTCAAACGGATTTTACTGGTTGGCTTCGAAGACGGAACCAAGGAGTTTTCAGATGATGGTACTGTTATCACTTCGACTGCGAGCGATGGTAGAACCTTGACGAAGACTTTTTCTGATGGATTCCTGACCATGACAAATGTGCTGAAAAGTGCAGCTGGAGCAGAAGTGGCGAGAGCCGTCAAAACTTTTGACTCCGATGGCAAGCTTATCAGCACCGTTGTAACTTATTCTTAAAGCGAAAGGAGAATAATCAAAATGGCAGAAGAAGATCTGATTTTCGGTAAAAACCGACATTTCTTTGGCGGCATTGAGCCGTCCAATATGCTGGCATTCAGCGTGGCTGTTGAGAGTGGCGTTGTGAAAGTCACAGCAACACTTCCTAACGACACGGTCGTGAACAACCAGACACTCTGCACCGTGGAAGGTGCGATTATCCGGAGGAAGACAACCGATTATCCTAAGGACGAGTTCGATGGTGATCTGGTCGCCAACATCAAAGCGTCCACTGTCTTCGCAGATAGTGGTGCATCTCCTACCGGAACTTACTACTATGCAGCATTCCCTTATACCACTCAGGGTGTGTATAACCGAAACAAGGCTAACCGTGTAGTCGTTAATGAACCGGAGCCGATGCAGGAGTTTTCCGCTAAGTCGGTGTATGTCTCAGCGTCTGATACCGTTAAGGTAGAAATTACGGCGAAGCTTCCGAGTGGCGTTGCAGGTGCAGTTATCCGTAGGAGCACGACCGGTTATCCTACCAGCGAGACTGAGGGTGAGCTGTTCAAGAACATCACTGCCAACGGCACTTATACAGATACCAATGTGACAGTCGGAGTGGTGTATTACTATTCCGCATTCCCTTACACCAGTACCGGTGCCTATAATCGCAGTGAGGCGAACCGAACCAGTGTTACCCCGAAGAAGGGAGATTATCTGTTTGGTTACGATCTGGTAGAAGCGACTTCCAGCCCTACCGGACGAGTAACTTATCCTTCTGATGTGGATAACGCTGCATTTACTCCGGCGGCTATGAATTTCAGCACCGGTAAGTTCAATTATGGTGGTTGGGCGTTTGACCCGGGTGAAAAGTTCATGCCTCGTCCTTGTATGCTTACTTATGCAGGCGTTGTCGATCACTATCTCAATCCTAACGACTATACCAAGAAGGTCAACGGCACCACATCCAAGGTTACGGATACTTCTTTCGGCGGCAACGCCATGATGGAATGGCCGAAGATCTATACAAAGCGTTGGGAATCGAATGGTGTCTACCATTTCCGCTGCTCTGATGTACCGCAGGATGACGATTGGGATTGCTGGTGCAACTATGACCGTCAGAACAACCAGATCGATCATTTCTATACCCCCATCTATTTCGGTTCTCTGGTTTCCGGTAAGCTGCGTTCTATCAGCGGTGCAGCTAACAGCGTAAACACCACGGCGGCTAATGAAATCGCCTATGCAAAGGCAAACGGCAATGACTGGCATACCGAGGTGCTGGCTGACAGACTGTTGCTCCAGGATCTGCTGGTTATGATGGCTCGTTCTACCGAGTGTCAAACTGCATTTGGCTATGGACGGTGCAATAGTTCCAATAGTATTGCTCCTGGTACGATGAACTCCAAGGGTATGTTCTGGGGTTCTAATGACAAGACTTCCGGTGTGAAGGTCTTCGGTATGGAGAATGTCTGGGGTAACCTGTGGCGTCGTACTGCCGGTTGGATCAACGCCAATGGAACTCAGAAGGTCAAGCTGACTCGTGGTACTCACGATGGTTCTACTGCAATCGACTACAACACAGACGGAAACGGTTATAAGATGATCGCAAATGCTACTCCGGCTGGCAGCTCCGGAGGCTACATCAGCAGCATGAAGACGGAAGCATTCGGACGGCTGCCTGTTACTGCAAGCGGTTCCAGCAGCACTTATGAGGCTGACGGTATGTGGTACAATAACAGCCAGGTCAATTATGCGTATGTCGGCGGCGCCTGGGACCGTGACCTTGTGGTCGGTCCTTTCTGCGCTCGTCTGGGCCATGCGGCGTCCCTTTCGGGCTCGAACCGTGGCGCGGCTCTCTCTTGTAAACCGCTTGCTGCTGCGTAAGCAGCGAGGAGAGGACGGGAGAACCTTAGGTTCGCCGGGTAAACGAAAACAATTAAATATTAGGGGTATACACTGCGCCCAGCGCGTATGTCGGCGGCAACTGGAACAATGACCTTATGGTCGGTCCTTTCTACGCTAATCTGAACAATACGGCGTCCAATTCGAACTCGAACAATGGCGCGGCTCTATCTTATCCATGAGAAGCTCTCTATAATGCAGTGTATGCCGCCATTTCAAAATGGCAAGAGATATCCGCATCTCTTCCTCACCACTTGGTGAAAATTAACTCGGTGCAAGCATCTGTGAGTAGCTGAGAATAAGTCGAAAGCGGATGAGAGGATAAGAGAGAACATGAAATCCTATAACCACTTGTACGAAAAAACAATATCCGAAACGAACCGACGGTACGCTCTGTCTCAAGCAAAGCACAGCAAGAGATTCCGTAAAATCATGAAACACCGGCACATGTCTGACGATGCCGCAGTTGAACAATCCTTAGACTGGATAGTCAACTACGAAAACGCCGAGCATGTGCCGGTTTACATTTATGATGGGATTACTCGCAAGGAGCGCACTATTATTGTCCCTACGATAGAAGAGCTGCTTGTTCAGCATTGCATCGTAAATGCCATGAAGCCGATGTTCTGCAAGGGAATGTATGAACATAGCTATGCAAGTCTTCCGGGCAGAGGTGCCCATAAAGGAAAACAGGTAATTGAGAAGTGGATCAGGACTGACTCGAAGAATTGCAAGTATGTCCTCAAAATGGATATTCGTCATTTCTTCGATTCTATCCCACACGATCGTTTGAAAGCCAAGTTGAAGAAGACCGTTCATGACGAGAAGATGCTGGAGTTATTATTCCGCATTATTGATGTCACAGAGGTTGGTATTCCACTTGGCTTTTATACTTCTCAATGGCTTTCTAACTGGTATTTGCAGGGTTTAGATCATTTCATCAAGGAGCAGCTCTGTGCTGTGCACTATATGCGCTACATGGATGACATAGTCGTTTTCGGAAGCAACAAGAGGGTTTTGCACCGCATGAGACAAGCAATTTCCGATTATCTGGAAATGGAGCTTGGCTTGGAACTTAAAGCGAATTGGCAAGTCTTTCGCTTTTCTTATGGCAACAACCAGGGGCGTGATCTGGACTTCATGGGCTTTCGTTTTTATCGTAATCGAACGATTCTTCGAAAATCCATTATGTACAAGGCCACGAGAAAAGCTCGCAAAATCTCCAAAAAGGAGAAAGCAACCATACTCGATGCTCGGCAAATGTTGTCTTATCTTGGGTGGATCGACTGCACCGATACCTATTTGATGTATCGGAAGTGGATAAAACCATGTGTTAGCTTCCAGCAATTGAAGCGAAAAGTTTCACGATATGACAAATACGATGAGAAGCGGGTATATCAAAAACTCGTCAGTCTTTACACTGCGAAAGGAGGAAAGTCGCATGGAGTTAAATTACAAATATGCCGAGAGCACAGTCCAACCGACTGCACTTGAGGTTACTGTTGGAACCGTATATCTCCGCAAGGACATTACGAGTATTACACGAACTTCAGAACAGGGCGATAAAACCACTTACTGGACTTATCAGGAAGCGGCGTTGACCCCTCAGGAGTTCAATGAATACACTAATCTGCTTATGGCTGAAAACGCCATTAAAGGTACAAATGATTCGGACAACATTGTTCAGATCATGGCAGGTCAGGAAACTGGAGATTCCCAGCAGCTTGCTATCATGGAAGCAATTGCTGATCTGTACGATGCCGTCGCAGCAATGATTCCTGAATGAGGAGGTAGCAAAAATGGTCAATCTTTACGCCACGCTTATCATCAATAAGCGTAGAACCTTCGACCAGGTGCCTGAAAAATTTAAGGCAGATGTCGAGGCAAAATTGTTAGAATATGGCTACGATACCAACGGCGATCTTATCGCTGAGGAGGAGTAACCATGTTTTATATTTTATCCAAAATTTTGATAGGAGGTAACAACATGGTAGCACTGTATGTCGCACTCATCATCGCAGGTCGTCGGACCTTTAATCAGGTTCCGGCGAAGTTCAAGGCTGCTGTCAAGGCTGATCTGGAAGCTCTCGGTCTTGACGAAAATGGTAATCCTGTGGATTAACCGAAATTGGCAGGGAGTCTACTTTGCGGTGGGCTCCCTCGCCTAATTAAAAGAGGTTTGGGGTGATATTTCCTACAAGCTTCTTAATTCATTTATGACTTCAAGGAGGATGATACATGGAAATGGAACCCTGGCTGCAAACGCTATTAACCATTTTGGGGACGATACTTGCTTCTTCTGGATTTTGGGCATATATCCAAGAGCGAAGCAAACGAAAAGCTGCTGAGAATAAGCACAACAATCTTGAAACGCAAATGCTCATTGGTTTGGCTCATGATCGCATTATCTATCTCGGTATGGCCTACATCGAGAGGGGCTACATTACACAGGACGAGTATGAGAATCTGTATGAATACTTGTACAAGCCTTATGAAAAATTAGGCGGTAACGGTTCGGCTAAGCGAATCATGACAGAAGTCGACCAACTTGCGATTCATAAATCAACTTACAATGCTTGAATTGGAGGTGAGATTATGAGTTATTCTGTTTCTGGCACAATGATTACTTTGACTCGGGGTGATACTTTTTCGGCGCTTATTACGATTACTGATCTAAATGACAATCAGTATATTCCCATGAATGGTGATCGTATTCGATTTGCCATGAAGAATGACTATAATGATGAAACTCCTCTTCTTATCAAGGAGATTCCGATTGACACGATGATCTTGACCCTCAATCCGGAAGATACAAAACATCTTCCCTTCGGAAAGTACGTCTACGACATTGAATTAACGAAGGCCACAGGAGAAGTTGATACTTTCATCACAAAAGCAATTCTTAAGCTAACGGAAGAGGTGCATTGACATGAGTAGCATAAAAGCGTTTGAGTGCCTTACTGGTCATATCTCTGGACTATGCACATTATCTGGTAAATTAACTTGCTTTGGAAGTTTGTCTGGCAAGCTGTCTGCTGTGATAGATTTTAATGCTTATTCTGGAGAATATGAAGTGGTGCCGAACGCTTTTAACACTCAGGTCTTGCCAACAGCCAATAAAGTGCTTAAGAAAGATATTGTTGTTCAAAAAGTCCCATATTTCGAAACCAGTAACAACTATGATGGGGTTACGGTTTATATTGCAGAGGAGGTTAATCAAAATGACTAACCAAAACGTTAATAAGGTTATTTATGGCGGTCGTGTTCTCATCGACCTTACTGGCGACACCGTAGACCCCAGTAAACTTCTCAAAGGATCTAAAGCTCACGACAAGAGTGGAGCTCAAATTGAAGGTGCTTGCACATTTGATGTTGATTCTACGGATGCCACCGCTGTCGCTGCTGAAATCTTGTTTGGAAAGACTGCGTATGTAAGTGGCAATAAACTAACTGGCACAATGAAAAACAATGGTGCCGTTACTAAGAAGATCACCACCAGAGACGAGGAAGTTACAATTCCTCAGGGTTTCCACGATGGCAGCGGTAAAGTGGGAATCGACGCAACTGAAAAAGGCAAGCTGATTGCCAACAATATTCGAGAGGGCGTAACTATCCTCGGCGTTGAGGGTACAATGTCCGGCTCGGAAAACATGAAACCACAGGCTAAGACAGTTACACCGTCCACCGCGAAGCAGACGATTCTGCCTGATACAGAGTATAACTGTTTGTCTCAGGTAGAAGTTGAAGCTATTCCTTATGTGGAAGCAGATAATCCTGCTGGAGGAGTGACGGTAACGATTGCGGGGTGAGAGTAAATGGCTGTAAATAAGGTCGTTTACAATCGCCGGACACTAATCGATCTGACCGCCGATACCGTCAGCAAAGAAACTCTTAAAAAGGGATTTACAGCTCATCAAGCCGATGGTACAATGATTACCGGTGAGTTTATTGGCGATGATTACGATGAAATTGACCGAATTCTTACAGCCGGTTTAACGGATGGCTATAAACATTTTTCGGACGATGGTACAATCATCAGCACAATCGATTCACAGGGTCGAACACTGGTTAAGACTTTTTCAAATGACTTTTTGACCTGTATCACGGTTCTAACTGATCCGGACGGGAATGAACTTGGTCGTACTGTGAGGTCTTTTTCTGACAATAGCAGCACGATTATTACTACCGACTCTAAAGGACAGAAGCTTGTTAAGAAGTTTTCGAATAACATGCTTAACATGGAAGCGGTTCTTACGGATGCTGCTGGTAAGGAGCTTGCCCGTCTTACAAAGGTCTTTTCCGCAGATGGGAAGGACATCACTTCGACCGTGGTTTATGGGAAATAAGATGCAATTTGAAGCCGTTGCGTGTAGGTTATTTCTGCATTATTCCTACACTTTGGCTCAAAAAGCCAGTAATTACGGGATATTTTGCTTCTATAATAGAAACTTATCACAGTCTAATCACTTCTAAATCCCTGCAATTACGCTGTTTTCAGAGTAGTTAGAAGTGGATAAATGCCGAGAAATGTAGGTAACTCGTGCATTATTTCTACACTACTCATACATCTATATTCCTATACAAAGTCAGCCTCCTCGTTGTGCTGAGTGCCTTTGTTGGTGCTCCCACTTCGGGGAGGCTTTTCTTTGTTTTTACAAGCTATTTTATTTTTTCGATTTCATCTTTCAACCACTCAAATTCTCTTTGGGTGTAAACCTTTTCAGTGATGTCAGAAATCTTGTGACCGACCATATATTTGATTGCGTACTCGTCAACGCCGTACTTCTTTGCCATCGTCACAAAATGTTTACGACCATCATGCGGTCTATGCTCAGGGTTCAAATTCAATTCGTCTCGAATCATACCAAAGCCTTTTTGGTATCGAGCATAAGTAAGTGCAGTGTTTTTGCTATGAGCATTCGGATTAACATAGTTGAGCAGATACAGACTTCCAAGTTCCTGAGCCTCTTTGTATTTTCGTTCGACCAAATGACGAATCTTTGAATGAATTGGAACCACACGATCTGTACCGGCATCTGTTTTGATACCGCCTCGGAAAGTCCAGTTTTCCAAATCCACATTCTTTAATTCCAGCAAACCAAGTTCCTGGGGTCGCCAACCAGAATAGCACTGAATGAGCAGGACATCTACAAGCATTTTATCATCAGCGTGTTTCCAAAGCAAGTCCATCTCTTCGTCCGTAAAAGGAATATGCTCATTCTTAACTGTGACGATTTCTTTGATTGTTTCCTCACTGAGGTTAAAAGTTCGCGAATAGTTTCGGTCAACAAGCTCGTACTCCAAGGCATAATCCAACATCAAGTTAAACAAAGACTTGATCTGGTTCTTCATGGATGCACTTGGTGTCTTCTCTTCGCCTCGAACCTTCGATATGCCTTCGTCCATACAACCTTTTACATGACGAGCGCGGACATCTTTGACCCGCATATCGTACACGGCCGAGCAATACCCCCATGCTGAAGCTACCGAACGAATGCTTTTAACTGTCTTCTCGTATTCGGCAAGCCATTTCTCGTAAAGCTCTTTCATAGTGATAGACGGTTCAAGGTCGTAAGGGTTCTTATTGTACTCGACGAGAGCAGCGTATGCGTCGTTGTATGTTGGAAAATAGGACTCCGGTTTAAGAGGCTTGCAGATAGGTCGTCCGTTCGAATCCTTTCCAACACTTATCATAGCTCGAAATGGATTGCGGAGATTCCGATTTTTGATCTCACTAATCTGCCCGAAACCGTTTGGCAATCTACGACGTTTGTTGTTCTTATTTCGAGGTTTTCTTGGCTTTATATTTGGCTGCAATGGAAACCCACAGTGAGGACAAGAAACTGCTTTGTCGCTTACTTGTAATTCGCATTCAGGACATTTTATCAGCATTATTATCACCTTCCCCATTGATTTGCTATTAGTAATCATATATCATAAGTGTAGGAATGTCAACTCCTACATTCCAACTTTTCTTATTAGTTTAGGGAGAAATGAGATATGATTAGTGATAACCAATCAATTTGCCCCAAATGTGGAGGGCAGCTTAAATACTACGATCATGTTCAAAGATTGGTACGGACGAAATTCGGAAACAAAAAATGGGTAGCTATTAGAAGACTTCGGTGCTGTAAATGCCATGCAGTTCATCGAGAGCTTCCTGACTTTATATTTCCGTATAAACAGTATGAATCAGACATTATTATCGGCGTGCTCGAAGGTCTTATTACTTGTGAAACTTTGGGGTTTGAAGATTATCCTTGTGAAATGACTATGATTCGCTGGCGTTTGTTTCCACCGAGGTTGTTTTTACTAACAGCCGTTCCTAACCTAAAATAGCGATTGAAAGGAGGCAAACGCCAATGGAAGAAATTATATTTGCATCGGGGTCTGTCCCGGTGGCAGTTGCAGCACGAGTCTACGGGAAAGACGCATCCTGGATTCGAGCCGGCATCGTATCTGGGTGGCTACCGATCGGAAAAGCTACTCGGAATGGGAAGCTCGTTACGAATTTAGAGGAAATGAACTCTAAGTACGGACGCATCAACTTTTATATTTCGCCTAAGCTCCTCTGGCAGGAGACCGGCTATATATGGAGGGGTGAACGCGCATGAGTACATTGATACGACCAGAACTTTCCGAGACTAATCGTTACTGGATCGAGAAACACCGCTATTACGAATTGAAGCATTTCTGCTTACAGTACCCGTTGTGGCGTCATGCGTACAATTCGTTGATAGACTATCCGGGTTCATGGCCACAGTTAGTTCCGCCCTGTAAAACAAATGTTATTAGTGATCCCGTTACCAAGCACATTGATGAGAGGCTGTACTATGCCGATCGTATGGAAATGGTGGAACGGGTTGCAAAAGAAACGGACGAAGAGCTCTCGTGTTATATTTTGGAAGCTATAACGGAGGGTATTTCATACGACCATCTGAAAGCCAGAACCGGTATCCCATGTTGTAAGGATGTTTATTATGACCTGTACAGACGGTTTTTCTGGCTGCTTAGTAAGGAGAGACGGTAATGAAGATTGTAGATATTGCAGTGAAAAAAGTCTATCGCTTCAACTGCCCGAATTGCCAGAGTAGACTTGAGGCCGATAGCAGCGAACTTACGGACATCGGAGGGAAAGTAAGCAAGTTTTATTGCCCCGTATGCCGTAAAGACCGATATATAACTTGGTCTGACTTACGGAAGAAGATCGTCTACGAGGGTTCGCAAGAATAACAGTGTCCTTTATGGAGAAGTGAGAGCTGATGCACTATAGCATTGGCTCTTTCTTTTTCTAACTTAGATTAAAACCGGACGGAGGTGACGGGTATCTGTGTTAAATTAGTATCTGGAAAAATCCCCGGGTTGAAATTTTTGAAAAACAATTTGAAAGGAGATCACCGTGGAAGTTGTCTATGTAGTTGTCGGAATTATGATTGGGTTTGTCGTCTCATCTATCATTCGCCGAAAACATCCAGTTGGTTTTCTGCGTATTGACAAGTCTGATTCGGACGGACCCTACCTTTTTCTGGAACTGAAAAAGAGCGTTAATGAAATTATAGCTCAAAGAACTATCCTATTGGAAGTGAAGCGTGAAGACTTTATTCCGCACAAATAACACTTCCTTTTATGGAACCCTATTAAAACGAAAGGAGAAACGAATATGGGTGAAGAAAACAGAAGTTTGTTGGAAGAGGAGATCAAAGCCGAAATTAAGCGCTTGGGATCTCTCGAATCTGGAAGCCAGGAGCATACCACGGCAGTGGATAGCTTGACGAAGCTGTACAAACTGAAGCTCGAAGAGGATAAAAATACCTATGAGCGTCTGGACAAGATCGAGAATCGTGAAATTGATCAGGAGTCCAAGACGGCTCAAATGGCAGAGTCTGTCAAAGATCGATACTTCAGATTTGGTATGGCTGCCGCTGAGCTGGTGCTGCCGTTGATGTTCTACGGCGTTTGGATGAGACGAGGTTTCAAGTTCGAACAGGACGGAACTTTCACCTCCCAGACATTCAGAGGTTTATTCAGTCGATTCAGACCGACTAAGAAATAAACCGGTTCCAAAAGCGGAGAGTTCGTGTATACAACATGTTCTCTTCGTTTTTCTCCTGCTCGAAATTTACAAGGGCTATTGTGAGAGATATAAAAGTGCTTTTTATCTCTTGATAAAATACTGATGGCCGCTATACTTAATAGTGCCACACAATATCAAGGAGGTAATTTGCAATGAGCTTTTTTAACGACGCGCAGAGAGACGGTTTACTTACTGGACGGTATATTTGCAGTGAATGCGGAGGACTTATGGAATTTGAAGACGAGTGGGAAGATACTTTAGTATGTCCTGCTTGCGGTCACTCCGTCGATTTAGAGCATTATGGTATGGAGAACGATGAAGAATATGATGCTCTATATCCGACCAGAGATCAAATCTGCGACGACTAATTAAGACTATTAGCAAAGGGGAAGGAGTCCTGACGAGGGCTCTTTCTCTTTTCTTTTTATAGGTGATGGATATGCGATACCACTTTGACAAACCGGAAATTTACTTGTCCTTGTATGGCGAGCGTTATATTTGCGAGCATCCGGTTTACAATAGCTGCACTCTCTACAGAATTGAGAAAAGAGGTTTAGCAGTAATTCAGCAACGATTTGACTCCGAGACGAAAAGTACATGGTGGAGCGAAGTTGACCCTTGGATTACTGACGCTTTATATTTGCACCCTGATTTTCGAGAATATTTTGAAATGAGGGCTGGGGTGTGTACGGACGGAATATACCCTACTGTAACGGTTCGCCAAATTATGTGGGCATTAAAAATGAAACCAATTCAGAAAGAACGATGGGAAACAGTATTCGATAGACGGGATATCTAAGCGCAAAAAATGCATCTCCCTTTATGAAAACCATTGAATTTTGAAGGGAGACATGGATTATGAAAACACTAAAGAACAAGCTATATGCTGTAGTATTACTTATTTGTGGGTACTTACCGGTACTTATTGACAAAGATGCAACAGCGTTAGTATTCTTTGCGTTTATCGCAATACCGTTGTTCTTTGCAAAAGAAAACTGGATTTATTGAGGATTGAGCCGCTAACAACGGCTCTTTTCTTTTCGCCAAAATTACAGCTCCTGTTATGGAAAACGATGCTATTTGAAAGGAGTAAAAGGAGCATGGACGAAATGAAAATTGGTTCTAAATTCACTACGAGCATTATCTCGAAATTGGCGAGTTTGGCAATCCGAAAGAAATTTGGTTATGATGTAAAACTGAATTTGAATGAGGTAAAAGCCACAGTCGTTGACGGAAAGACACATGTTCATCTGGATATAGATGCTGATCTTGAGAAAGATGAACTTACTAAAATCCTGAAAAGTATTGGTTTGTAAAATCTGAAAGGAGCTGCTAACAACGGCTCTTTTCTTTTGCCGCGCGAAATTTACAAGTCTTATTATGAGAGACGGGTTAGCTCAGTTGGTAGAGCGCCACACTTCCGTGGAGGTCATCGGTTCGAATCCGATACAGTCTCTCTTGCTTTTTATTTTCGCATGAAAGGAGAAAAGACATGAGCATCGATCAGCTTGATTTGATCTTGTATGACATGTACCGCATGGACGCTTGGCTGCCGCCTTTGTTTGGTAAATGGGCTGAAGATTATAAAAAAGCGAGTTACTCACAATGGGCTGTCGACGAGCTCAGAGATTTTATCGCCGAACGGATTTACCCTCGAAAAGAAGGGTCTATTGATGAATTCTGTAAGCTCACGCATGAATTCATGATGAAGACCGCTAAGTATGCGAGGGTAAATCCAAACACAAGTCTTATGTTTCGATCTGCCAGTGAAATGGCAGCGAACATTTTAGACCTTCTAAGGGCTATGGAATAACAAAAACATGAAAGGAGAAAAGACATGAGCAAAAACCAAGCAATTCAAAAGTTGCTGCATAAGTCAGGGCTTTGCATCAGGAAATACTCGCCTGTTGCTTTGTCTTTTGTAGCATCAGCCGGCGTTGTGGTTACTGCAATCGCCGCAGCCAAAGCGACCCCACGAGCAGTAGCGTTAGTTTATGCAGACAGCCGCAAAAAGCATGATGGCGATCCATATGCGTACACCAAGAAAGAGGCGTTCATCGCTGCATGGAAATGTTATATTCCGGCAGTGGTATTTGGAGCTTCTACTATCGCTTGCATTATGGGTGCCAATGCACTAAACCGACGCCAACAGGCAGCACTAACAAGTGCGTATGCTCTCGTCCAAAGTTCTTATAAGGAGTATAAGGACAAGCTGAAAGAACTCTATGGCGAGGAAGCGCATAATGCCATTATGGATTCCATCATCAAGGAAAAGTGCAAGGACATCAGCATCTCTGCGAATGGAGGTTGGTACGATTCTTCCCTCGATTTTGGTGAAGGCATGGAACCAGAAGTCTCCCGCACTTTTTACGATAGTTTTTCGCAAAGATATTTTGAGTCAACTATCGAGAAGGTCATTCAGGCTGAGTACCATCTAAACCGCAATTTCATGTTCGCAGGGGTCATCCCACTTAATGACTTTTATGAGTTTCTTGGACTTGAAAAGACGGAACTCGGAGACGCTGTTGGATGGTCAAGCTGTAATGGTGATATTTATTGGATCGACTTTAATCATCACCGACTCACTTTGGATGACGGCATGGAGATCTATGTCATTGACATGGTTTTTGAGCCGACAGCCGAGTGGATGGAAGATCTGTAAGTTCGCAAAAAATACATTTCACTTTATGAAAACGAAAAGGAGGTTTCGCTTTATGAATAATGCAAAATTAGTTAAAATCCTGGGTCTTGTCGCTACCGCAGTAGGTATGGGGGCTACGCTCCTCACTGACTGGGTGAACGAGAAGAAGATGGAAGAAAAAATTGATGAACGCATTAATGAGAAGCTTGCCGCACTTAACGATGAAGAAGACGAGGAGTCCTAACAAGGGCTCTTCTTCTTTATTCGAACGATATGTGTGATACAAGCACGGCTGTTTCGATTATTCAACGATATGTTGACGAGTATCTGTTCAGTCCATCGTTCACATGGCCAAAGTATGAATTCAGAAAAAGGTCATATCAGCAATGGGCTGCATATGAAATCTGTGATCGAATCATGGACAAGCCTTTCGACGATCCAATCACCGTCATCGAAAACTTCATGTTCGAGATGGCTATGTATGCTTGTTACGGCGAGGATGAGCAGCGTAGCTTTATATTTCAGAGCGCAGTCGAAACAGCCGAAGAACTAAGTTTACTATTTGTTTAACCGAAAGGAGAAAATCATGCCTAAACAAAGTTTAGCAAGCATTGCCAAGAGTGTACGGACGGCAATGAAAAAACATAGTCCTGAAATTCTTACCGGTATTGGCATTGCCGGCATGATTACCACCACTGTTATGGCGGTAAAAGCAACACCAAAAGCCCTGATTCTGCTTGAAGAGAAAAAAGATGAGCTGGATACGGACAGACTTGAGCCGAAGGATATCGTCAAGACGGCTTGGCCTTGTTATATTCCGGCAGCCGTTGTAGGCTCCATCTCTGTCTTCTGCCTGATTGGAGCAAGCTCGACTAATCTTCGTCGGAATGCTGCTCTGGCAACGGCGTATACCCTTTCAGAGTCTACTTTGAAGGAGTATCAGGAAAAAGTCGTTGAGACAATTGGTGAGAAAAAGGAACAGTCCATTCGAGACTCTGTGTCGAAAGACAAGATGGTTAAGAACCCTGTTCGAGAAGTGATTCTCACTGAAAGCGGCGGCAACACTATCTGCTATGATGTCTTGTCCGGACGATATTTCAAGTCTGACAGAGATAAGATCACCAGGGTCATGAATGAACTGAATCGTCAGATGCGTGACGAAATGTATGTCACGCTGAACGATTTCTACTACGAACTCGGTTTGGATGGAACTAAGATGGGCGATATGCTCGGATGGAACATCGATAAGGGTTACATTGACCTTGCATTCTCATCGCAGCTGGATGCAAATGGCACCCCCTGCCTGGTGATTGATTATCAGGTTGCTCCGGTTTATGACTACCAGTAAGCTACCGCGCGAAATTTACAACTTATTTAATGGAAGAACATTCCACAATTTCACACATTTGAAAGGAGATTTCACAATGAACAACAATGAGATTATGAACAACGAGGTCGTTGAAGCTACCGAAGAGGTTATCGAGAACGCTGGTTTGAGCAAGGGCGTAAAGATTGCTGCGGGTATCGGCTTGAGCGTAGTTGTAGGCGTGGTCGTCTACAAGTATGTAGCAAAGCCGGTAATCGCAAACATCAAAGCCCAGATCGAGCAGAAGAAGATGGCTGCTGAGGAGAAGACGGTTATCTTGGAAGAATCCGATGTTGTCACTGAAGACAACTGAAAATGCGAATTTGAGAAGTTCGGATAAGGGAGAGTACCTGTAACAAGGTGCTTTCCCTTTTTCTTTATCTCTCGAAAGGAGGAAAAAATATGCAGCAGTACCAATATGACGGTCCGGTTATGCGATTTGATGATTGCGTTCAACATCGCTGGAAGGCAACTACTGTTGCTCCGACGGAAGCGAAAGCGAAGAGCAATCTCGCCTATCGATATAAAAAAGAAAACGGCTTGATGCCGAACACAAAAATTACTCTGCCCGGTAAGCTGATTCCGGCATAAGAAAGGAGATCACCCAGTGGAAGATTACAAATCTAATTCTGATAAGGCTCGTCAGGAGCAACAGTCAGAAAAGAAAGTCGAGGCGGTTATTACCGGGGCTGCAAAAACTCGAAAAAAAGGCGAGATGCAAAAATTCGCAGATGTCTTTATTGCAGAAGATGCAAACAATGTCAAATCTTATATTTTGATGGAGGTCATTGTGCCTGCTGTCAAGAAAGCGATTTCTGACATTGTCACTACCGGTATTGACATGATTCTGTACGGCGAGGCAGGTCGCAGCAAGAAAAACGGAACGGCATCTAAGGTGTCTTATCGGAACTACTACGATCAAGGCACAGACAGAGTGCGTGCAGGTTCCGTCGGCAATAGACGCAATACACCTGACTATGATGATATTCTCTTCGATACTCGTGGAGATGCAGAAGCGGTTCTCGATGCAATGAACGATATTATCAGTCAGTACGGAACGGTGAGCGTATCCGATTTCTATGATCTCGCTCGCGTTCCCAATGATAACTTCACTATGAACCGCTATGGTTGGACAAATATTGGCGGTGCAACTGCGGTACGAGTTCGAGATGGTTATATTCTGAAGCTGCCTCGTGCTATCCCGCTGAATTGAAAGGAGAAAATGTAATGCTTGAATGCAAAGTTTGTGGCACTAAGTTTAACGCCATTATCGAGAGACATTATATTGCTCGTGATAACGGAAAGACTGGTTTGGCAGTTGCCTTTGGCTCTACTGCCGAAGAAAGTTTATATGACACATTTGATTGCCCGATGTGCGGCTGTCAGGTAATTGCTAAGGAGCGTAAGCGTGACTATATTCCGTTTATTTCTACCGATGAGGAGGATGCAGATGATGACCAGATCTGAGACTCTCGATAAAGCAAAGGCTTGCGTATGTGGGCAGAGAGAGAACGAATACGGCTCTCCGGAAGATAACTTCACTGCTATTGCAGGCTTCTGGAGCGTCTATAAAGGCGTTGAATTTACCGCAAATGATGTTGCCATGATGATGGCACTTCTTAAGATCGCACGAATCAGAACAGGAACGGCTACGGACGACAGCTATGTCGATTTGGCTGGATATGCTGCCTGTGGTGCTGAAATCAACTCTAAAAACTGAAAAGGAGAATAACAAACCATGAAAAATAAGACTGAAATCATGAAGAGCGTGAACGGTGTGGCTTCCAAGACCGTTATGAAGCTCAAGAAACACAGCCCCGAGATTCTCGTTGTGGCTGGTATTGCCGGTACGGTCGTAAGTGCCGTTCTCGCTTGCAAGGCTACCACTAAGGTAGCAGAGATTCTCGATGAAACTAAGGGTACTCTCGACACCATTCATGAAGGTATGGAAACCGGTGCAATCAACGGTCAGGAGTATACGACTGAGGACGGCAAGAAGGACACGGTTGTTGTCTATGCCCAGACCGGAATGAAGCTCGCAAAGCTTTATGCTCCTGCTATTATTCTCGGCACTCTGTCCATCACCAGCATTCTGGCATCCAACAATATTCTTCGCAAGCGCAATGTAGCTCTTGGCGCTGCCTATGCCGCTATTGATAAAAGCTTCAAGGAATATCGCGGTCGTGTCATCGAGCGCTTCGGAGAGCAGGTCGATACCGAACTGAAGTATGGCATCAAGGCGAAGAAATTCGAGGAAATCGAAGTTGACCCTGAGACCGGCAAGGAGAAGAAGGTTAAGAAGACCGTGATGGTCGCTGATCCTAATCTCCAGAGCGACTATGCTGTATATTTCGACAGCAAGAGCCGCAACTATGAAACCAACCCCGATTATAACCGTATGTTCCTCAAGGCACAGCAGGCATTTGCAAATGACAAACTTCAGACCCGTGGTCACCTCTTCCTGAATGAGGTTCTGGACGATCTTGATCTTCCTCGTACTCCTGCTGGTCAGATTGTCGGCTGGACAAAGGATGGCCCGGATGGCTATGTTAATTTCCGCATCGTTGAGGTAGAGCGCGAGACCGAAGACGGTCGTCATGAGCCGGCACTTCTGCTCGACTTCAATGTTGAGGGCAACATCTGGGAAAAGATGTAATCAATCACCTTCAGACTTGGACTGGGGGTGATATTTTATTGTAAAGGAGTTTTAGCAATGCACATCAAACCACGAGCGATAGCTACCGTTCTCTGCATGATATTTTTCATCGGTTTTGCGGTATGCGGCGTTGTTCGCTCTACAGATAAAGAAACATCGGAGATTAGGCAATCCTATCCGGTTCTTGCAGAGGCAGAGCCGGTGATAATGGCGGATCTTCTGATGGAGTCTCCTGATTTGGAACCAGAGGTGAAGAAAGAGCCTGACTATCCTCTTACACAAGAGGAAATCGACCTCATAGCACTCGTAACCATGGGTGAAGCTGAAGGAGAAACAGAATTGGGAAAACGATTGATTATCGACACAATCCTTAACCGTATCGATCATCCATCTTTCCCGAATACTGTGTACGATGTTGTTTATCAGCCCAATCAATTCAGTGTTATGTGGAACAGCAGAATTGACCGCTGTTATGTCATGCCTGAGATTGTCGAGTTGGTGAAAGAAGAACTTTTGGAACGGACAAATTACGATTGTGTGTTCTTCATGGCCGGAGGATACAGCAAGTATGGTGAGCCTTTGTTTCAGGAGTGTTGTCACTACTTTTCGAGTTATGACTGAAAGGAGAACATAAAATGAAAGCTTTGTTTTCGTACATTCTTTCCACTATGGCAGGGCTTTGTCTCGTAGGAGGCATTGCTGTTCTCTCTGGTGGAAAGGAGTAAATGATGGATATTTTGGATGACTTCATCTCAACCGTCGACGCCATGCTGGACAGTCGGCGGAAAAGACACATTACTGGCGGGATTCTCCTGAGTGCAGCATTGCTGTTCGGAGGTCTCGCCATTACTGTTGTCACAATTCAAACTGACGAGGAGGAATACGAAGATGAGTAAAACCGGTTTTGCCATGTTCTTAGCTGGGGCTACAGTAGGCGCCGCAGCGACATGGCTTTGTCTTAGACGGTATTACGAGCAGATCACGCAGGAAGAGATTGATTCTGTGAAGGCAGCATTTGCCGAAAGAAAGCCCGTAATCGCTAATATTGCCAAGAACGAAAAGAGCAATGAAAAGCAGGAGGAGAATCAGCATAAGGCAGATATTGCCAAGCTGAAACCCGACCTGGTGAACTATGCAGCTAAGCTCCAGGAAGAGGGTTATACCAATTACACGGAGCATAGCAAGAAAAATACTGAAGAAAAAAAGGATGAGCCTATGCCCAATGAACCTTATGTCATCTCTCCGGACGACTACGGTGAGAATGACAATTACACGCAGATCAGTCTGGTCTATTATGCTGGTGACGGAGTCCTTGCCGACGATGAAGATGAAGTCGTCGAGGATATCGAGGACACTGTTGGCGAGGACTTTGCTGAACATTTCGGAGAGTATGAGGATGATTCGGTCTTTATTCGTAACGATCGCCTGAGATGTGACTATGAAATTCTCAGAGACAATCGTTCTTTCTCCGATGTGGCGGAAGGCTCCAACTACTAATAGGAGGATCGAATGACTGAAATTGAGCTGAACAATGAATATTTTGAGTGGATGTGTCAGCTCGTATGTAACGAACGATATAGCCGGAGGCTGTCTTATCAGAAGCTTCTTCGTCATCTGCATAATATTGATTTTCAATATATGCTGCCGATGGACGGAAATCGAGCAGAAGATGGGATAGACCTCCGGTATCGTTTTGGTTATGAAAAAGAATACGAGGGTCCTATGATTGCCAGTTATCTGGATAACCGCCCTTGCAGTGTATTGGAGATGCTTATTGCCTTAGCGTTTCGTTGCGAAGAACATATTATGACCGACCCAGATATCGGCAATCGCATGGGACAGTGGTTCTGGAACATGATTGTCAGTCTGGGTTTAGGGTCGATGAGTGATTCTCGATTTGATGCGGCGTATACGGACGATGTGATATCTCGATTTATGAACCGCAAATACAAGCGAAATGGCGAAGGCGGTTTGTTTACCGTCGAATGCTGCAAGTATGACATGAGAACTGTTGAAATCTGGTGGCAGATGAATTGGTATTTGGACAGCATCCTATGAGGGAGAATTATCATGATTCATACGCAAGTGTACGGGTTTTTTCAGACATGCTTACCCGACCAGGCAAAGGAGGTAAAAGAATACTTCCCAAATGGTAAAAACAGCATTCGAATTCGCAAAACCAACGGACAGGAATTTATATTTTCGTTGAGAGAGCCGAAGGCTTGGAAGTTTGAAACGATCGATCAATTTCTTGCCGACATGAAAGGAGAAAAGAAACATGGATGAAATGATTCGTTATATTTTCGGCAGTCTTCGCTGCTCTGAAACTGCGATGCGTGTGTTTGCTAAGACGCTCAGAAAGCAGAGGTCTTTCAATCGCAGCACCGTCATGGTCGCCACAGTTATGACTGTGAACATGTTTATCCGGGACTTGGAGATTCGCAGTATGCGTGATGAGATCGGGAACCTTAAAAACGAAATCAAGGAGCTTAGAAAAACGGAAGGAGACTAAAGAACTTCGATGATCGACTTTTTAATGATTTCGACCCGTAGTACGAAGCGTGGTGTAATAGAAATCTATCCGAAGTTTATCATTAAGAAAAGCTCTGACCTGATGATTAGAGGCGGTGACTTCTATGCTATTTGGTTAGAAGACCGAGGTTTATGGTCTACGGACGAGCAAGATGCACTCCAGCTTATTGACTGGGAACTTGACAAGTATGCAGAGGAAAACCGCAAAAACTTTGATTCGAGTATTAAAGTTCTGCATATGTGGGATTCCGAATCTGGAATGATCGATTCATGGCATAAATACTGTCAAAAGCAGATGCGAGACTCTTTCCACATGCTTGATGAGAAACTTATATTCTCCAATACACCGACGAACAAAAAAGACTACGCAAGTAAGCGGCTGAACTATCCTCTTGAAGAAGGGGCCACGGATGCATGGAATAAGCTGATGTCCACAATTTACTCTGAAGAAGAGCGAACAAAAATTGAATGGGCTATTGGTTCTATTGTCTGTGGAGAGTCGAAGAAATTGCAGAAATTTATGGTTCTGTACGGTGCAGCAGGTACGGGTAAGTCTACGGTTCTGAACATTGTTCAGCAGCTCTTTGAAGGATATTATTCCGTCTTCGATGCGAAAGCACTGGGTTCGTCCAGTAATTCCTTTGCATTAGAGGCATTCAAGACGAATCCACTTGTGGCAATTCAGCATGACGGTGACTTATCTCGCATCGAGGATAACACCCGACTGAACAGTTTGGTTTCTCATGAGCTGATGACAGTAAACGAAAAGTTCAAATCGACCTACGCAAACCGCTTCAAGTGCTTCCTGTTCATGGGCACCAATAAACCGGTCAAGATTACGGACGCAAAGTCAGGTCTTATCAGACGATTGATCGATGTGTCCCCTTCCGGAAACAAATTAAGTCCCAAGGAATACAAGGCGGTGACAAAGCAGATCGAATTTGAACTCGGTGCAATTGCTTATCATTGCCAGGAAGTCTATCTGGAGAATCCGGGCAGATACGATGATTATATTCCCGTGACGATGCTTGGTGCATCTAATGATTTCTATAACTTCATTATTGATTCTTACCATGTCTTCAAGAAAGAAGACGGGACAACTCTCAAAGCCTCATGGGAGATGTATAAAACCTATTGCGATGAGGCAAAAGTTACCTTCCCATTCTCTCAGAGGATATTTAAGGAGGAACTGAAAAACTATTTCCGGGATTACAAGGAGAGGTTCAATCTCGATGACGGAACTCGTGTGCGAAGTTATTACATTGGTTTTCGAACCGAGAAATTCGAGGATAAGACACTTACCGAGCAAGACGAGCCTGAGCATAAACTGATCGAGTTCTTAAAACAGAAATCGGTATTTGACAGAGAATGCGCAGATTGTCCTGCTCAGTATGCTTCGGCTAAAGAGACACCAACTTCCAAATGGGATGAAGTTTCTACTAAGTTGAGCGACCTGTCCACATCCAGATTGCATTATGTGAAAGTCCCGGAGAACCACATTGTTATCGACTTTGATATTCAGGATATGGACGGCAATAAGTCGTATGAACTGAATCTCAAAGAAGCGAGTAAATGGCCGCCGACCTATGCTGAACTCAGCAAAAGCGGTCAGGGCATCCACCTTCATTATATTTATGCCGGTGATGTCAGCAAGCTCAGCCGAGTGTACGACGATCATATTGAAGTGAAAGTCTTCACCGGTAAAAGCTCGCTGCGCAGAAAGCTGACAAAGTGTAATGACTTGCCTATCGCAACGATCAATTCTGGTTTGCCACTGAAAGGAGAAAAACAAGTGATAAATTTTGAAGGGGTGAAGAGCGAGAAAGGGCTTAGAACGCAAATCAAGCGAAATCTCAACAAGGAGTACCATCCGGCAACAAAGCCCAGTATCGACTTCATTTACAAAATTCTTGAGGATGCTTATGCAAGCGGACTCAATTATGATGTGACGGATATGCGGAATGCTGTTTTGGCATTTGCAGCGAGCAGCACACATCAGGCGGATTACTGTATCAAGTTAGTCAACAAAATGCAGTTTAAGTCCGCAGACCAGTCAGCAGGAGCAAAAAATGATGACGCCAAGCTCGTATTTTACGATGTTGAGGTGTTTCCGAACTTGTTCTTGGTGAACTGGAAAATCGAGGGTGAGGGTAAGCCGGTGGTTCGTATGATTAACCCCACCCCGACTGAGATCGAGGAGCTGATGCGATTCCGTCTGGTTGGCTTCAACTGCCGTCGGTACGATAATCATATTCTTTATGCCCGGTTGATGGGATATACGAACGAACAGCTTTATAATCTCTCGACAAAGATCATCAACGGCAGCGCAAATTGCTTCTTTGGCGAAGCCTATAATGTGTCGTATACGGATGTGTATGACTTTTCCAGTAAGAAGCAGTCCCTTAAGAAGTTCGAGATTGAACTGGGTATTCACCATCAGGAACTTGGTCTGCCTTGGGACAAGCCTGTGCCGGAGGAGCTTTGGACTAAGGTTGCTGAATATTGCGACAACGATGTCATTGCGACAGAAGCAACCTTTAATGCTCGTAAGGCGGACTTCACGGCTCGTCAGATTCTGGCAGATGTGGCGGGGATGTCCGTCAATGATACAACGAACTCGCTGACTACCAGAATTATATTTGGTAACAACCGCAAGCCTCAGGATCAGTTCAATTACCGTTTCATGGGTGACGAGAGTCAAATCTTCGACCCTAATGCGGATCTTCCGTTTACAATGGGGCTTGAAGACTACGACGAGTTCACACAGTTCGATAAAAACCATCGTCCCATCTTTCCTGGCTACACATTTGAGGGCGGTAAGTCCGTCTACAGAGGCGAAGAAGTTGGTGAGGGCGGCTATGTATATTCTGAACCCGGCATGTACAGCAACATTGCTCTGCTGGATATTGCATCCATGCATCCGAGCAGTATCGTAGCGGAAGAACTCTTCGGACCGGAATACACAAAGCGATTCAACGAAATTCTTCAGGCTCGTATCGCAATCAAGCATAAGGATTTTGATAAAGCCAAGAAAATGCTGGGCGGTGCATTGGCTAAATACCTGACTGATGAAAATGCAGCGGCTGATTTGGCGCAGGCTCTGAAGATTGCAATTAACTCGGTATATGGTCTGACCTCAGCTGGGTTTGAAAATCCGTTCCGAGATAATCGTAACAAGGATAACATCGTCGCGAAGCGTGGAGCTCTGTTTATGGTCAATCTCAAGCACGCTGTTCAGAGTCAGGGCTTTACTGTAGCGCACATCAAAACCGACTCCATCAAGATTCCAGACGCAACTCCTGAGATCATCAAGTTCGTGACCGAATACGGCAAGCTGTATGGGTACAACTTTGAACACGAAGCAACCTACGACCGTATGTGTCTGGTAAACGATGCGGTTTATATTGCTCGTTATGCTACAGTCGAGAAGTGCTGTGACCTGTACGGGAAAAAGTACATCGACTCTGCAAAGGATATTTGCAAGGAGAACAAGAAGCATCCGTATGCGTGGACGGCAACCGGTACACAGTTCCAGATTCCTTATGTTTTCAAGACGCTCTTCAGCAAGGAGAACATCGAGTTCGAGGATATGTGCGAGACGAAATCTGTAACTTCCTCGCTCTATCTTGACATGAACGAGGCTCTGCCGGATGTAAGTGTTCTCGAAGCAGAAAGAGATAAACTGTGGAAACAGATTACCGATTCCAAACGCATGACAGAGCCGATGCCTACTGAATGTGAGCGTGTCGAAGAACTAACGGACAAAATCGCTAAGGGGCACGACTACCACTTCATCGGAAAGGTCGGTCAGTTCTGCCCGATTAAGCCCGGCTGCGGAGGCGGCATTCTGCTTCGTGAAACGGAAAACAAGAAGACCGGTGAAAAGGGCTATGCCGCAGCAACCGGTTCCAAAGGTTTCCGTTGGCTTGAATCCGAGATGGTAAAGCAGCTGGACAAGCAGGGTGACATTGATCGTGGCTATTACAATAACATGGTCGACGAAGCAATAAAGTCTCTGTCTGTTTATGGTGATTTCGAACGCTTTGCTGCGGACGAACCGTATGTTTCGGATAACACACCTCCGTGGTTCGGAGCTGGCGAGCCTCATGAGGACGATATTACTCCGTTTGATGTGAGGTAACGCTTATGATTTTAATTCTGTTAATTGCTGTGCTCATTTATATTTTGTGCACGGCTGATTCTACCGAGTCCTGTATTCCAAATGAGGAGTGCAGGACTTGTCCATTTCCATGCGATAAACGCAAAAATTGAAAGGAGAAACTAATTATGGCTTACAAAGCAGTAGACAACATTATCATCGAGAATGCTCGAATTATCTTCCGCAACTTTAAGGGTGAGGAGTCCAAATACAATCGTGCTGGCTCTCGCAATTTCTGCGTGGTCATTGAAGATCCCGATATGGCGCAGAAGCTTATTGCGGATGGTTGGAATGTTCGTGTTCTGGCTCCTCGTGATGAGGACGAGGCTCCTCGCCATTATATTCAGGTGGCGGTCAGCTTCGACAACATCCCCCCGAAGGTTATCATGATTACTCGTCGAGCTAAGACTCAGCTGGATGAGGAGTCTATCGGAACTCTGGACTTCGCAGAGATCCGCAATGTCGATCTGACGATTCGTCCCTACAACTGGGAGGTCAATGGCAAGACTGGCGTTAAGGCGTACCTTAAGACGATGTATGTCACTATTGAGGAAGACGAATTCGCTGAAAAGTATGCTGAAACTGAGGGCCCCGAGGAGATGCCCTTCTAAAAGTGAATAGGTGCCAGCTTAGTGCATGTCTGGTTAAATGTCCAGTAAGATCTCGATTAGGTGTGCACGCCTATGACGGTAAGAGGAAACAGCCTATCCCCTTTAACAACCGAAAGGAGGTCAAGCCATGCTGTGGCAGAAAAAGAAAAAACGCAAAAAAACTACCAAGCCTAAAGCAGTTACTTTGACTGCTCCTCAGCAGCCGGTGGAAGAGATTCCGCAAACGACTGAACCTGAGAAAAAAGAAGAAACGCCAAAGCAAAAAAAGCCCGCTGGGAAAAAATCTAAAACGGTTTTAAGTCCGGAGAAAGCTTTCTTAGAAGCATTCGGACGGTTGTCTAACCGGCATCGGGCTTGGGACGCTTGGCGTGACTTTATCACTATGTTCGCTTGTTCACTGTCCAACCCTCTCGATAAGGAGCACCGGGATAAGCGAGAAGCGTTATATTTGGAAATCATCAAAAAGTACAATAAACAAGAACAAGAGGTGTTCCCCGAACTGGCTGCGCAGACGGTCTTGGCTTTGGAGGAAAATCCGGAGCAAGATTTTCTGGGCAGCATTTTTATGTCTCTCAATCTCGGCAACGAGCATAATGGACAGATCTTTACGCCGTATCATGTCTGTGAGCTAATGGCTGAAATGACGATGGACGACACGGTAAAAAAGGTAGAACAGGACGGTTATATTTCAATTAACGATCCGTGCTGCGGAGCTGGGGCCACATTGATTGCCGGAATCCACGCTGCAAGGAAGCAGTTGGAAAAAGCAAATCTGAACCATCAAAATCATCTTCTCGTCGTTGCACAGGACATCGATGAAACGGTGGCGCTGATGTGTTATATTCAGCTTTCACTTTTGGGGGTAGCGGGATATGTAAAGGTCGGAAATTCTCTGACAGAGCCGATGACAGATAACGACGACAAAGAGAATTACTGGTTCACTCCAATGTATTTTTCTAATGTCTGGGTGCTGCGTCGGATCTTCGGAGGGCGCTGATGGCAGGCATATCACTTCGAGACTATCAAACAGATGCTGTTGAGAGAATGAAAAACGGCTGCATTCTCTGTGGCGGTGTTGGTAGTGGCAAATCCAGAACAGCTTTAGCCTATTACTACAAACAGAATGGCGGTAAGCTCGGCACAAAAAGTTATATTCGGATGCCGGGTACGCCAAAAGACCTGTACATCATCACCACGGCGAGAAAAAGAGATACTTTGGAATGGGAGGGTGAGCTTTCGCCCTTCCTTCTCTCTGTTCACGCGGAAGTCAATACCTATAAAAATAAAGTCGTCGTTGATTCCTGGAACAACATCGGGAAATATGCAACGGTTACGGATGCGTTTTTTATATTTGACGAGCAGCGTGTTGTTGGTTCAGGAGCATGGGTTAAGGCATTCCTGAAAATTGCCAAGTTTAACGAATGGATTCTACTATCTGCCACCCCAGGAGACACATGGGAGGATTATATTCCTGTTTTTGTTGCAAACGGCTTTTACAAGAACCGAACTGCCTTCAAGGAAGAACACATGGTCATGACCTGGGTGAATGGAAAGTATCCAAAAGTAGACAGATATTTAGGAGTCGGACGACTCATCCGGCTTCGTAATCGCATTCTTGTGGATATGGATTTCAAGCGGGAAACCTGTTCACACCATGAGGATGTTTATGTCAATTATGATGTTGCGAAGTATAAAGAGGCAAGCCGTCTTCGCTGGAATCCATATAAAAACGAGCCGATTGTCAATGCTGGGGAGCTCTGCTATGTATGGCGACGCATCGTAAACGAGGATGAGTCCAGACAAATCGCTCTAATGGAACTGTTTGAGAAGCATCCCAAAATGATCGTCTTCTACAATTTCGACTATGAACTTGATATTCTGAAAAATCTCTACTATGGAGAAAATGTTGAGATTGCAGAATGGAACGGTCACAAGCATCAACCGATTCCAACTTGCGACAGCTGGGTGTATCTGGTTCAGTATACTGCTGGAGCCGAAGGATGGAACTGCATTAGTACGGATACCATTGTGTTTTACTCGCAGAACTACTCCTACAAAATTATGAAGCAATCAGCAGGACGAACTGACCGCTTAAATACACCGTTCAAAGATTTGTATTACTACCATCTGAAGTCCCGTTCCGGCATTGATTTGGCTATCAGTAGAGCATTGAGCGAGAAACGGAATTTCAACGAAACCAAGTATGTCGGCAGCTATAAACCCAAAGCTGCCTGAGAAAGGAGAAAACAATGCTTGCCAGAGAAGCG